ATGCAAGTGCCCATCGGCACAGATCAGGCGGAGGCCAAAGGGGCGATTTCGGCGCTTTGCCACAAGCTGGAGATCGATCTGTTTCTTCCGATCGATCGGAGCGATGATGACTCCCGGATAGACTGCTATGTCTTCCATACCGATCTATCCGCTGAATATTTGCAAGGGAGTTGGGCAATAGAATTTCCCGGAAGGGCGATCTCGGTCGTAAAGTTTATAGATGAGTTTGATGTATATGTAGAAAAAGCGGCAGAGATTTATCAGCACTCACTGGGCATGGAAAAGCAAGAGCTGCACGATCACGTTAGAAGGCATCTGCTACATTACTTATTCAATGCGCTTGGATACAGTTATCTTGATGAGGCCAGGTTTTTCCTGGATTGCTCTGAGAAGTATGTTGCAGCCACCCGGAAGTGCCTGGAGAAGCTTCCTAGCCTTATTATGTTGCCAAGATAGGGGAAAAGCATGTCAATTTGGTCTTGGGGAACTGTTTGCGAAGAGCTAACCACAGTGCTTGAAAACATCAATAAATTATTGCAAAGACATGTGGATGGGGAGAAGATCAAATCAGAGGATTCGGCAACTATCCGTCCTGATCATAAATGCCCAGCTTGCGGGAAGATCATGGTACGACATGACAAACAACTGTATTCGCCAATGGAAGATAGCTGGTTCTGGTGGTGCAAATGCGGACATGAAGAACAACCCTCCCATGAAACTCTATTAGAAGCAGGGGCAAGGCTGAAGAGGGAAACAGCGGATCTGTGGGAGAGAATCAATAAGGAGGAGCCATAATGCAAGAGCCTGAATGGATCGTAAACGACATGGGCGAGCTTGGAGTAAAGCTGGGCAATCGCTGCTTTTTCCTCTACAAGGGCGACAACATCGAATATGAGGATGGCACGCATAGCGATGGCACACCGATCATGTACCGCATGGTAGGCAAGCGCGAGTTTGGCGAAACCTGCAAGCCGGATGCCTATTATCAGAAAGGCTACAGTAAGACCGGACGCTATACGGAGGAACTCATGTTTCATCCGGGGTTCGGCCCCACATCAGGAGATTGGACGTGGAAACCGTTGCCCTCGAAGGGGGACCAAGGCAAGGAAGCGTCTACGGTTATGAAAGCAGAAGACTCCGCAAGCTGTCTCAAAGATATGGAACGCTTGATCCTCCAATATTCCCAAGAAACCGCCTGGGATACACCAGATTACATTCTGGCCCAATATTTTAGAGCGTGTCTACGTGCGTTCAAAGTGGCGGAAAGCATGTATGCGGAGAGGTGTAGGACAATCCCAGACCAAGCACGTGAAAACGGGACATTGATAGAGAATCAAGTAATATCGTGGGGTAAGCCCGAGGCATATATAGATGGCGACACCAACGCCAATATTAAACATTATATAGAAAAGCTTCGGGTAAAATGCGTCAACGATGAACAATTGCATAAAGCAAAGCAGGATTATAACTTTATTGGGGTATGTGCTTATCCTCCGGATGTAAAGCAATTTTATAATGAAATGGGTCATAATTGTGATGTACGTTATGTGCTCGACAAGAAAATAGATGTGCAGTTGTCGAAAGATGTCCAAGAATTTGCGAATAACATTAATGATAATCTGTCTTTAACCATTCATACAGAAATCAATAAGTTGCTATTATATATTCGCCAGAGAGGCTTTGCGCCATTCATAACTCCTATAAGAATAATGCAAGAAGAAGGGATGTATGGTATGATCACAGTGGTACACTGCTTTGGTGGATACATCGGAAAGCGACTGGCGGAAGTGGTAGAGGTAATCAAAGGCTTCGATGAATTAAATGAATACCAGAAAGTGGCAGTAAAGATAGATCCAGAATTTAAACCATCACAGCAGAAGGAGACCCCATGCCCGTAATCCTGGATCAAGACTCGGCCAATATTCTCGAAAGCAAGCCCTGGCGCCGCGGCGTGTACGGCGAGAATATGCAGCCCTTGACCGCTCCCAATATTACTGCCAGCTGGTGCAAGCATTGTGGGGACTGGATCGAAGATTCGGCCTATTCCCGCGAACATAGATGGTGGCACAGGGCGCGGCGCAGGTCCTGGAATTATGAGAATCCCCGCAATAAGCGTCGTAATTCCGATGATATCCTGCCGGATCATGAAGAATGGTTGCAGGAGATGAGGGATTGGGCGTCTAGAGTAGGCCAATATCTGCAAGTATGCAGTATCAATGGTCCAATGCCGGGAAGGATACAGGCTTTTCATTCTCTCGAAGAGGCCCGATCTATTCTGGAGCCATTCGGCCTGGAAATGATTTTTGACATAGATGCCGGATTCAGCAACGACGGGATACACTGGAGTGGTGCATGGTTAGTTCGCCCTGCCGTGGCGATAAAAGAGGAGAACATCGTATGCCCATAATCCCAGCAATAACCGTGGCCCTGGCCACCTATCACCCCCTGCGGCAGTTCCCTGTCATCGAAGGCATCTCCCATTTCCAGGGCTGGATAGACAGTGTCAGCCGACTCCGCGTCGCCGACGAGATCCTGATCCTGGAGCGCATGGATCCGGGAGCCGATCCCGATCTCATGACCGGGCATCCGCTCCTCGAAGACCCCCGATGCCGCATGATCTATGAGCCCAATGATCCTCCATGGATCGACTGCACCCGGCAGCCGATGCAGGGCATGGCCAAAAATGATTGGGTGCTGTTCCTGGATGATGACGAGCGGCTCTCTGAGGGCGCCCTGCGCTGGATCGACTCGCTGGCCCAGGAGGACCCCTGCCCCAACCGCGACTGGTCCGTGGTGCGCTTCGCCCGCGAGGACTATATCGCCCACCGGGGCCTTTGGCGCCATATCCCTGCCAATGCTGAAGATCCCCAGATCCGATTGGTGGACCGCCGCCGGGTCCAATGGCCGGGGACGCCCCACAACTTGCCCCAGGTTCAGGGGCTGATCCTGGATGTGCGGGGCCAGGATACGCAGATCCTGCACTACCGACAATACGAGAAGATCGTGGCACGCACGGCCCAGACCGACGCCCTGTTCGCGGAGTCTCCCAACCTGATCTGGATGCAGGATGCATACGTCGATCGAGTTCGGGCCATGCTGGGGATAAGGGAATAAGGAAATTCTTTGAAAAGAAACGTCGATATGGTAAAATCTATCCGAACGGAAACGATTTAGCCCCAACTTAGCCCCCGAGGAGGTTCCGGCCCGCTGGCCGACAACTGGTACAATCTTTTAGAGCAACAGCTGGTCTATACCACCCAGGCCAATTCCTGGCTGGGAACCTCTGGCACCAATATCGCCACCATCGAAGCCCGTCTCAGGGACGGCCCCCGCAGCTTCCTGGACCACGAAATACCCGCCATCATGTTCAAGGTACTGGGCAAGCGCCAGCAGAGGATCACCAACCAGGAATTTGACAAATTCTTCCGCTTCGCCGCCTTCATCCTGGACCGACGGGGAGACCTCGACTCCGCCCTCAACAATATCCAAACCATCGCCTCAGAACTCGAAGACGAACTTTCCCTGCATTATGGTGGAACCAATGATCTCAAAGGTATGGGGACCCATGCTAACGTCAGGGGCGGCCCCATCGTCGAATTGGGGGAAACGATCATCGATTACCGCGAGAGCGATGACTCCATCTTCACCGTGCTGGCCACGGTGGAAGGCGTGATCAACATCGTGACAACGTGAGGCTCTATGCCCAGGGACTTTTACAACCTGACCGAGCAGCAATTGGTCTATGCCGTCCAGGCCGACAGTTGGATGGGAACCACAGGCACAAACGTTACCACCATCGAGGCCAAGTTCCGGCAGGGTCCACGATCGTTCTACGACCACGAGCTGCCAGCGGTTCTGCTCAAGGTCCTGGGCAAGCCCCGGCAGGCGGCATCGACATTCTATAGCGATGACCGCTTTTACCGCTTCGTGGCCTACGTGCTGCACCGTGGCGGGGACCTGGACGCCATCGTGGACAGCGTGCAGAACATTGTCTCCGCATTGGAGGACCTGCTGGAATCGCAGACGGACTCCAGCAATGATCTCAAGGGGCTGGGGACCAATGCCAATCTCTGGGGGGGGCCATTCGTCGAGATGAGCGAGGCCGTCATCAAATACAGTGAGGACGCGGATGCCTCATTCACCGTGTTGGCCACGATGGAGGGTACCGTGGAGATTATTCCAGCATAAGGGGATGGGGAGATGATAAACATAATCCGAAAAGGCCGCTGGATACAATGGCTGATTCTCATGGCGAGCGTTTTGGGAATGACCTCCTGCACCAATAGAGCCGTAACCTATCATGGCATGGTCATCGAGGACAATGCCGTCATTCATGCTGCTAGTACCCTGCATGATGCGGAAGTTATTTTCACGGGGATACTGGATTATTTGCAGAAAGCAGCCAGGGTTTCCCCAGATGACGGCCGCGCCGTTGGGGCATTCCGCTACTATACGATTATCATGGCCCCCAGGGGGCAGGCCGTGTTGGATTCGGGATCGGCTACTCTCAGGGGCTACGCCTATGGCCAACCCCTGGATAACAAGCGGATCTTGGATTGGGAGATGGTGGCGGCGGTTGCCGTCATGGAAGCGGGAAGGTATGCCGAGCGGCAGGGATGGGCATCGCCTACCATGGAGCAAGAATGGGACAGCATTGATCTCAATGATCTCGGCAAATTCCATCGGCATGCCATGGCTGAAGCCCGCAGAATTATGGCTGACATGGAAATAAAAATCTCCATTCCCTAGAGGAGGTACCGAGTGATTGCCTGGAAGGATGAAGGGGTTCAACAAATGGATCGGCCTGAACACGGGCACCGGCTATGCCTTTGGTACCTACGGGACCGTCGATAGCCTATTTAATGTCACATCGGGCTTCTGGACGCGCACCGTCGAGCGACAGGATGACCTCGACGAATACACGGGCTACGAGGAGGATACCAGCTCCGGAACGCAACGCATCCTGAGCTCCGCCGTCAACGGCCCCATGGCGGGGCGGGCCACGCCTCATGCCGTGGCCATCCTGGGCATCGGCGCACTGGGGACCTGGTCGTCAGGAACGGCGGGGACCCTGGGCACGTCAGCCACCGCCTATCGCCACCGGATCCGGCCAATGAAGGGCACGGCGGGGACACAGGGTGCGGGCACGCTGCCAGCGCTCCACGTGACTGAATCGCTCTCGGGGGCCTCGGACCTCCAATTCGATTACCAGTCTTGCATGGTCAATAGCTTCGGGTTGTCGGCCACGCGCAAGAGCTGGGTAGAATACACCGCCGAGCTAATCGGTAACGGCGTGTGGCGAGCCTCCACGGTGGCCAAGCCCTCTGCCGTCAGCGAGAGCTATTTAAAAGCCGGAGACTGTTCAATCTTCTTCGGCACGTCCTTAGCCGCCACTCCCGCCCAGAGCAAGACCGCGCCGGGGGACATCACCGGCACGGCCTACGGGGCCGCCATCGAGGTCACGTCCAGAGTCGTGAGCTTCAACTGGCAGGTCAACAACAACCTGCCCACCGACCAGAACTACGGCTTCAATTCCGGCACCACGGCCGACCACAATGACCGCGGGCGCCGTACTCAAACCCTGTCGATGACGCTCGAACTCCACAATTCGGGGCAATTGTCGCTACTGGAGAATCAGAAGACGCTGGCTCTGGAGTTCGAATGCTTCAACGAATTGATCGAGTCAAATGCTTACTACGGATTTAACTTGGGCTTCCCTAGGCTGATCGTTGAGAGCTTCGCCGTCAATAGCGCGACCGGGGATATGGTGACGGTGGACTACACCTTCAAAGTGGGGGAGGACACCACCAAAGGCAGTGTCCTCCTGGACGTCTACAATACCCGGTCCGCGTATCTCGGCTAAACCTTGGCAGGCGGCATGGCTTTCGGGGGGGACTTGGAACCTCCGACTCCCGGGGCCTTCAGATCTCGCCGCCTGCCGCTTCAATCGCAGTCACGGCGGCTATCAAGATGCTGCCCCTAACAGAAGGAGGATTTGTGGGGAGAAGAGCAGGAGCGAGTGAGCACATAATGATCTTCAACGATCATGTCTCCGGCGAGGAAGTCGGCCTCAAGTATCGGCTGCCGACAGACATCGAGCGCATCGAGTATCAGGACCAAAGTTTCCAATTTAAGAATGGCAAGCTCAAGACCCGTGCCTATCAGACGAGGATAGACAAGGGTATGGCGATCCTAACCGGGATCGTGGACGGGGCTTTTGAGGTTCAGCGCAGTGGCCAGTGGGTCCCGATCTCCTCGGATCCCAACGCTCAGGCCCCCTATATCTATGAGCCGAGATGGCGAGAGGTTGTGCGGGAGGACGGCGCAGACCTGGTGGCCAATTTGGCCATGACGATCTTTGAGCCCAGCACCGGAATTCCGCAGGAGACCGAGGACGGGGCTAAGCCAAAAAACTCCCACAGCTCGCAGCCCGGTATTTTGACCCTGAGCGAGTAGGCTGCAGCGAATGTCATGTCGATGAAGACTGCGTCAACCCGGCCGCCATCTGCGCAGAATGCGAGGAGGGAGACGACCCCGGGTTTCTGTATCTGCAGCATCTACTGTACCTGCACCGGCTGCGGCTGGGGGGTATGAAGCTCGAAGACTGCGCCCTGAGCCTGGAGACCCGCATGGACCTGGGATGGCTCGTCGAGTACCTGGAAGCGCGGAGGCTGCAGAACCTGGCCATGGCGCTCTGGGGGGGAGGGCGAGAGCAGAGTTAAAGCCTTCCCTAATTCACTTTTCACTCACCATTCAATCCGACTGTGATGAGGCTGGTACCCGTATAATTGACCACGGGAAACACTAACAAGATTGTACTCACGGCTTCCTTGGAAGATCGGGGTATGGGGGCCGGCCTCAAGCAACTCGAAACCGCCATAGATCTTCTTCAGAAGCAGTACGCCGCCCTGCAAGGCATCCTACAGGCGGTCTCCCGCGCCCATACCCAGGAAAAGACGGCTGTCGACCAACAACGGGTGGCCACGGAGGCCGCCAAAAAGGCCGCAGAGGAGGAGACCGTTGCCCTCAAGGCCAAGATCGCCGCACTCAAGGGCAACATCGACGAGGAGACCCGATACACCGCCGAGATCAAGAAACGCGAGCAGGCCGAACTGGCTGCGAAGATCGGGGACGAGGATCTTGCCGGGAAGGTCATGCAGCTGCGCGGGGAGCAAGAGAAGCTCACCCAGGCGCATTCCAGGCAGAGTGGTGCGCTCTCCAGCCTGGGCATGGGCCTCAATGCCGCGGGGATCGCTTATGTTGGCATAGGGGCATCGATCCTCGCCGCCGCCAAGGCCAGCATCGAAATTGAAGACGCCATGGTCAAGGTTCAGAAGACCTCGGGTCTGACCGATACAGAGATCTCTGCCCTAACCGAGACCTTCCGCAATATGTCGCTGCGGATCCCAGAATCCACCGTGGCCCTGGCCAGAATCGGAGAGATCGCTGGCCAACTCGGGATCACGGGTAAGGACAACATCGCCAAATTCACCGAGACCATCGCCAAGCTGACCACCGTAACCGACTTGACCGTGGATGAAGCGGCCACGGGCATGGCGCGACTCTCCAACATCTACAAGATTCCCATCGCGGACATCGAGCGGCTGGGATCGACCCTAAACGAGCTCGAAAACCAGACCACGGCCACGGCTCGGTACCTGCTGGACTTCATGGAGCGTGTGGGCGGCAAGGCCACCCTGCTCGGGGTCACTGCCACCCAAGCCGCTGGCCTTGGAGCAGTGCTCAACGAACTGGGCACGGAGTCGGAGGTCGCGGGCACGGCCATGTCCCAGGTCTTCGGGTTCATGCTGGAGAAGGTCGAGATCTTCGCCCGCCAAACCGGCCTGACCATTGAGGAGTGGCGGCAGATGGTCGAAACGCGCCCGATCGAGGCCCTGAACCTTTGGCTGTCCAAATTGGGGGAGCTGGACAAGTTCGAGCGCATCCAGGCCCTGGAGACCATGAAGCTGGACGGCGAGCGCGCAGCGGGCGTAGTGCTCAAGCTCAGCGAAAACACCGGCATGCTCGCCGACAGGATCGCCATCGCAGACCGGGCCTATCAGGAGAATGTGAGCCTGCAGCAGGAATTCGAGACTCGCATCAAGAGCACCAACCAGCAATTGCAACTGCTCTGGAATCAGGTCACCGACCTCGGGGTGTCGCTGGGAAACTTCCTCCTTCCCAGCATCAACGCTGTCGTGTCCGCCTTGAGATTGATGATCGACGGGCTGCGGGGGGTCGGATCCTGGATCGCGCAGACCAGCCAGTCAATTGCTGATTATGGAGGGATGTGGGAATGGATCAAGAGCAAAATCGCAGGGGTCACCCTTGCCTATGGTGAGCAGGCCCAGGAACTGCAGGAGCACCGTCGCATCAAGGCCGACATAGCGGAATACGAGAAAAAGCATGCCGGGGTCATACACAGCACGGCTGTCGCAATTCGGGATGCCACCTTCCAGATACGGGAACAGAGCGATTCCCTGGTATTCTTGGGCCAGAAGATCAAGAGCTCCAGTAGCGGCCAAAACCAGCAGACGGAAGCCCAAAACAAGGCCACCGAAGCCGCAAAACTCCGCGTGGCTCAGCTTAAGCTCCAGATCGCCGAGGAGAAGGGGAATGCCCAGGCTATCGCCCGGGCCCGCGCCGAGGTCGAAAGGCTCACAGCGGCCCACCTCAGAGAGACCACGGGCTCCAAGGATCTGGCGGCTCAGCAGACTCGGCTGACCTCGCAACTCGACGCGCTCAAGGAGAGTAAGAAGCGGGCGCGCCAGGAAACCGAAGCCGCCAACACCGTGGCTAGGTTAGAGATAGAGATTCGCCAGGGGTTCGGGGATCTCTACAAATCCGAGGGCGATAAAATTGAGGCCCTTTATATCCGCAAGAAGCAGCAGATCGACGAATTTGCGAGTAAGGACAAGGCCACTACCAAGCAGATACTGGGGCTACGGCAGGACCTGGAGACAGCCTACCGCGAGGCCTCCGAGGCTGCCACTGCCGCTTATCTCCAGGCCATTAATGATGCGCTAGAGTCGGCCAATACCAAATACTTAGCCCTGGAGTCCGAGAAGCTTGTACAGATCTTGCTTAATACTGACCTTGAATCCAAGGCCAAGCTAAAGCAGATCACGGATCTTACGACGGCAACACAGAAGGCCGCCGATGACATCATCGCGATCTTTGGCAAGGCCAAGGAGAAGCGGATCGACATCGGCGACGAGGAACTCCTGGCCCTCATCGAACAACTGAATCAGCATAAATCCAATGTAGCCCTCAATTCCGAAGCTATCCTAGAAGCATTGAGATCGGCAGGAACCGAGGACATCCGAATCAATCAGAAGACCATAGCGGCCATCGCGGCCGATACCGATCTCTCGGTACAGGCCCGCATTGCCAAGATCGGAGAATACATGGCGGCTGTCACGGCCAATGCCGAGGCCGTCAAAAAGATCGAGGATGACTTGGCGACGCACAACGTCAATTTGGCCACGGACGAATGGAGCAAGAAGGTACAGGCCGAATACGACTATTATGACAAACATGCCCTGATCATCCAAGACCTCAAGGTCTCCGAAGAAACAAAGGCCCGGCTCTTCGAGGACCTGGCCCGCACGACCAACGCCAACATCCTCAAAATCGATGAGGACTATGCCGTGAGCCACGGCGGCGTGCTGGATAAGCTCGGGGCCGCCTGGACCAAGCTCAAGGACGATACCGTAACTAAGGTCGATGCCACCTACAAGTTCTTTTCCGAGACCTTCACGGCAGCGGCAAACTTCTTCAAGGAAGTTTTTGTCGCCGCAATCACAGGAGATCTCGACCGCTTGGGCAAGGCCTTCGCCGACTTCGCGTCACGGGTCTTTCGCGCCCTCGAAGACCTGGCGGCCCAGATCGTGGCGAAAAAGGTACTGGAATGGCTGAAATTGCTCTGGGACTGGATCCGGGGCACAGGCGAGGAGGCCGACAAGACCAAGGAGAAGATGGGGGACTGGATTCCGCTCATGGGGGGCCTGGGCACGGCCATCGCGGGGCTCACGGGAGCATGGACGCTGTTCAACTTCCAAGTCGAGCGCGCCAACTTGTTGCTCTCGCAGACACCGTCCCTGAGTCGGGGTGGAGGGCTTTTCGGTTCGGGCGGCGCTGGGGCAGCAGATCCTGGCTCGGTACTGGGGGTGATCGGGCGGGTCATGAGTTGGCTCGGGGGACGGATCGGCGGAGGTATGGGAGGGGCCCTGGGGTTGGGAGGTGCCATTGCTGGGGGGGCCTCGGTCTTTGCAGGTCAGGGGGCAATGCTGGCCCGTGCGTTCGGCGGAAACCCAAGGGTAGGCACCGTTGGCGCTCTCGCTGGGGGTGCAATTGGAGGGATCGTCGCGGGGATAGCTTCGGGACTCTTCGGGGGGGAAAAAGAGCACACCTCGCGGGAGGAGCGCGTGACGAGTTGGCTGCGGGAGGCCTTGAAGCGCAACACCCTGGAGGATGCCCTGATGCGCTTCGGGGGGGCACTCCATATCTCGGGTCCCTCGGGGCGATTCCGGCGGGCACTGGGAAGCGACCCCGAAGGGCTGCCGTTCCGGGACGACTTGCTCCGATTCATCCGCGAGGAGATCGGCCTGGCCATCGACAACCCGCGTGCCAGGCCGAGGCGAACCGCAGGCCTCGGCGACATCGAGACCCTGACCGGATTCCTGGAGCGCGGCCGGGCCCTGACTCCCACGGGGCGCGATGCCTACCTGGTGGAGCGGATCGTGGGAACCCTGGAGGCGATCGTGACTCGGTTCCGGGGCCAACTCGAATCGCTCGCGGACCTGGAGAGGCTGCTGCCCGGGACGGGGACCGGGGGCGCGTTGCAGGAGTTTTTCAAGAAATTCAGCGGGCTTAAAAAGGCCGAGGCCCAGGCGGATTTCAATGCGGCCATTACTTCTCTGGATAGCACCCTCGCCGCTTTCGATCGCATCGGGACCCTGCTCAGCGAAGCGGACTTCTTGGCCCTCAGCGCCCGCATCGGGCAAACAGTCGAGAGCGCGGCGGCCCTGGAGAAGGGGGACATCGATCAGGCGCGTGAGGCCTTCGAGGGACTATCCGCTTATGTGGCGGGGGTCTCCTCCTTCCTCAATGAGCAGCAAGCCATCATCGACGCCGAGGTCAAAAGCGACTTCGGCCTAACCCTGGACGACCTGCGGCAGAAGTTCGAGGACAACCAAGTGGTCGCGGACGCCCTGGGCCTGACACACGACAAGCTCAATCGCGCATACGGCATCCAGCTCATGGGCCTCGCGGGGCTCCGGGACATGCAGGAGCAAATCGCGGAGCGCACCACCCCCGAGATGGTGCTCGCCATGAATGGGCTCTTGGATTGGGGCGAGGGCGTGCGCGAGCGCGTAGATGCCCTCTGGGAGGCCCTCAATGCGGGGCTGATATCGGCGTCGGAGTTCAATGCCTTCACAGCGGCCGCGAGCAACATCAAGGACCTCGATCTCGCGGATCTGGAGCGAGAGTTCGTCACCCCCTTCTCCGAGTTCCTGGATGACATCGACGCCATGATGGGCGAGCAGGTGGATTGGCTGGCGGAGTACAATGCCAGGCTGGCCGGCATCCGCACCGAGGAGGGCCTAGCCAAACTGGACGCGGCCGATGCCGCCATCGATGCCATCAACAGCTGGTTCTCGTCACTGGGGGATTTCGCGGGGATCGCTGCTGAAGCCGCCAACAGGATCTATCAATATGAGGTCTCCACGGTCGAGGGCATCCGGAGCAAGATCCAGGAGCTAACCGGGGCGGCTGTGACCGACAGCGCCAGTGCCATCGACGCCCTGACGGCCCTGCTGAATCAGGCGCAGGCCGCGCCACTAGAGGAAAGGGCAGCCCTGCTGGAAAAGCTCAGTGAGGGATTGACCCTCTCCGAGGACCTAGCCGAGCGACAGATCCGGGCCCAGGAGAATGCCATTGCCAAATGGGCCGATGAGCAGTCCAGGGCCGTATCCCACGCCGAGAACCGCGACGCCCTGCTGCAGGCGATCACGGCCCAGGAGCAGGCCATGCTTGAGGCCCTACGGCTTCAGGCAGAAGGAGATACGGCGCGGATGATCGAGGTCTGGCGCGGGCTACAACAGGCAGCGGAGACCTCGGCGACTGAGGCCGATGCCCGCCTCCACAGCATGATGACTGAGGTTAGGGATGCGATCCTGAGCGAGCGCGATGCCCTGCTTGCGGAGCTCTCTCTCCTCAACACCAACTTGAATGCGGTGATCAGCGGATACCGGGCGCCGCTTGCTGAGGTCTCCGCGCAGCACGGCCTGGATTACGTTCCCGCCGACGACTTCCGGGTCCGGGCACATCGGGGAGAGGCCGTGATCACGGCGCGGGGCAATGAGGCCTTGGGGGAGATCCTGGCCGAGCTCCGGCGGGGAAACGGCGGTGGCAACATCACCGTGGTGATCCAGCCCGCTCCCATCTATCTCGACGGCAAGCAGGTTTCCGAGGCCGTATTCAGGATCCTCAAGGTCGAGGGCGAAAATGGTCGCTCAATCGTCCCTGATAAGGCTGTTTATAAGCGATGAGTTATCAGTACCTACTGGAGATCGATATCGGATATCATATCAAGCGCTGGGGCACGACCGGCACGGTGGGGATGTTTTCACACGCATTTACGGAATTTGACCCCGCCAATGTTTACGTGGACGGCACGCAATTGGGGGAGCGCACGACCTATGCGGCCTGCGCAGGAACCCAGAGCACCTGGTTTGTAAGCCGGGGCACCACGCTCTATATCCATACCCCGGGCAATGCCGATGCCAACACCAGCACCGTCAAGGTCGAAAGCACACAGCACTATTCCCGCGAGGGCGCCGTGATCCCCAAGGCCCTGGGCACCGGGGGCACAGTATTTCCGCTGTTCTACGACGGTCGCATGGAGACCGTGCCGTCGGTTGCCTACAGTGCCACTCCCAACAGCGTGGGCGGGGGCGTAATCCCCAGCATCGGCCAGATCACGCTGCGGAACAATGACGGACATTTTGACAGCTTAATGCCGCAGGCGCTATGGAAGAATCAGCCGGCCCGGCTCTACGTGGGCGAGGAGGGTGGGACGCTGCCTTCGGGCTACACGTTGCGCCAGACCTTCAATATCGACGCTCCCACAATCGATGAGATCTCGATGACGATCCCTACAGCGGCGGGGCTCGAGAAGTTGCGAAACACCCTAAATGATGGCAGTAGCATCACAATTCTTGCCGGAGAGCAAAGTACCGTCAAGCCGAGCCCCATGGTTTTTGGCCCCTTCGTAGGCGTTCCTGCTTATTTTACGGGCTCCTCGGGGACAGTGGGAACATACCAGATCTGTAGCCATACCATCGGTACTGTAAACAAAGTCTGGGCCTCGACGGGGACACCGGGGACGTTGCTCAATAGTGGCAGCAAATTCAGCGCCCATCCCCTGGCCACCCTGGGGCGTGATGTGGTCTACGTCGAAGGCACAGGCCTTACTAGCGGCGGTGCAGCCTTAATGAAAGCCGGGGAAATCATGCAGTATATGCTTGCCAGCCAAGCCAAGATTCCGGCGGCACAGATCGATACTGCAGCTTTTACTAACCTCGATACCAACCGATCGGTGCGAATGCAGGCATGGTTCGGCCGAGATGAGACGATCGCGGAGGCCCTGGATTCCATCTCCCGGTCCGTCTTTTCACAGTGGAGCGTAGGCCGAGATGGAAAATTCTCGGTCAACTTGATTCAAAACACACTGGGGACAAGCAATACCATCACCAATGGAGATTTTGAAGTAGGGACCCCTATTATAGAGAATAATTCTCCGCTGGATAACCTCTCTGGCGCCATATATCCATTGAGAGCAAGCGCGTCTAAAATGCTGCTCTATAATGGAGTTTTGCTGAAAGATTCGACCGCAGGGATTAGCTTGTATCGGGGAACTACATACGGAACGCTTGATGGGAACTGGGAACAAAAGGCGACAATGACCCTGGTTATTCCATTTGATTCCGTTATCGGTGACCCGCATGCTTATTGTTTTTACACTGGCAGCCCCGGAAACGACACTGGATATGAGGTCATTCTGGGCACTCAAACAAATCCCATTCTTACTACCAACAAAATCGTCAATGGTACAAAAACGTTGTTGGGTACCGGAACTTCTTCCGCTGGAACTACGGCGGGAACGAAAACGCTCACTTTACACGTAAGCGGGAATATCAGCGGGACCCATACGATTATCCCCTACCTTAATGATTCTGGCGCAGGGATTTATACCACCACCGATGAATTGGTTGGATCTGGATACATTGCTGTGGGGTGGGGATCTTGCGTTTTCGCCCTTGGGGTGAGTAAATTGCAAGAGTGGATCTCCGGGACTGCAGGGACTACAAGCCTAAATGAAGGGTATGGTACATTGGTATATTCAGACTGGTTTAACATCAATGGAGCGTCTTATGACGGAACAATAGTAAACAATAAAGCTTTTTCGGGAACGGAAGTATTGCGGGTGTCCCGGGGAACAGATGGCGGATCGGCAGCAATTGCCTATGGTCAAATTGCTGTCAACGCTGGCAGCACTTATTTGCTTACCATGCTTGCTGCCAAGCAGTCAGGGGACACCGGGAGCTTCCGGTTGGGATTTAGGGATGGCTCCGGCACGCAATATCTATCCGCTACCTCCTGGGGATTGGGTACATCAAAGTGGCTGCGAACCAACTATGTCTTTCAACCCCCAACTGCGGGGGTGTCGCCTTTAGAGCAAGGGACAATTCAGATTTATCCCTCTTACGGCGGGACAACCGCCGGGACATGCTGGATCGATTACGTGGAGATGTACCTGATCAAGACCATAAACTCCTGGCAGCTCAAAAATTTCGCCACGCAACTGATCAACCCCATGGCCCATCAAATAAGTGTTAAATACGCAGGGACGGGGACGGTAACCCGCCTCCCGGCGGAAGTCATGAAGAGTTCTATCAACGCCAACGACAACTACTATACCGCTACCGCCGCCGGGACCATCCCGGCATATCTCTATCCTGGACTGGAGCGGCGCGTAATCCCCGCGCTCTGCTATGCATACGAAGACGCTACCACCGTCGCCGATGCGGCCCTATCTTACTGGAATAAGTCTAGGATCCGATGGGAAGCGGAGTACCAGGATTTCCAGCAAGCCTCGATCAATCTCTGGGACGTACTTTATATCCAGGACGGCCGCTTCCCTGGCATCCCCGAGCAGCAGCGGCTGCTGATGGTGACCGAGATCGAAGACTCGGCCCAGGGCGGGATCCCCCGGACCCGAATCGGGGGCGAGTTCGTCTTCGACGCAGCGCAGGATCTGCTGTCAATCACTTACGAATGAGGCCCGAAACCCCATGGCCATCGAAAATCTACGTATTCTCGAAAACAACCTGCTGACGGGAACCTCGGTCACGGTCACGGCATCCACGGCGGTGGTGACATTACCTGGGACGAACGCCGTGAGTCCCAACCGGCGCAAGGTCTGGCGGGCTACGGGCTCTTCAAGCGAGACCTTAACCTTCGACTTGGGAGCGGCCTATGACGTCAGCACCGTGGCCCTGATATCGAGCAACCTCGGCACCACGGGCACGGTATCGGTTCTGGGCAACACCGCCGACTCCTGGGGTTCCCCGGCCTTCACCAGCAGCGATTTTACACCTTATGATCAAGCCTTCACGGGGACGCTGCTTTTCTATTTCCCAGTCAAAAATTATCGGTACTGGAGGATCGTGCTGGAGGACCCCAGCAACTCGGCGGCGGTTGAGGTTGGCGTGGCTTGGTTGGGGACCTGGGCCAAGATGGAGCGCAATTTCGGTTTCGGCTGGGACCTGGAGCAGATGGACCTGTCCAAGGTGGACTACGCCACCGACGGCACGCCCTACACCGATGAGCTGTCGAGCTACAAGCTCGTGACTTTAAGCTTCAGCTTCCTGACCGAGGGCTGGGCGCTGGGGACGCTGGCGCGGACGCTGCAGCGGGTGGGGATCAAGCGAGACATCATTCTGGCGCTGTTCCCGGAGTCTGATGGCTCCCCGACCTCCGAGCGGGCAACGAACCTCTATGGGAGGTTTCTGCGGTTGCCGATAAAAAATGAAAGTTATTTGCGGCACGGATTCACAACCACGTTTCGCGAGAGTTTATGAGGAGGGCAGGGATGACCCCGATAGATGATCAGGATCGAGAGCTCGGGAAGATTGAGGGGCGCATCAATGGCATGCATGATTCCATTCTGGAGATCAAGCAGATGCTCCTGCGCTGGGAGGATCAGCATAGCCAATGCAAGATCGGCATGGATGCACGCATGAGGCGCTGCGAGGAGACCCGCGCTCAAGCCATCGCCGTCGGCGGGGTGGTGGGATTTCTCGCGGGAATATCAAGCTGGATCAAGGATTTATTGCGGTGAGGAGGTTTAGGACATGCCACAGGGGACCATCGGCGGCGTGGTGACCGACGAGCTGGGAGCGGGGGCCAATACCACGCTAGATTTTCACACTGGATGCCTGAGTATCAATGAGAATGGGCAGATAGTGTTGCAGAAAAACAAGCGCGTGACCTATAGCAACGGCACCATGGCCCTTTTGACTTGGCCCACGAACTACTTGTTATCCTTCCAGGCCAATCCTCGCTATACCCTGCACGTACTGGCGAGCGGGAAGGACGCCTGGTTGAACGACAAGACCATCAACAATTCTGGCACCACGGTCACCGTGGGGAGCCTCTAGGGGGGGGGTCATGAGCGAGCGATCCTTCAAAATCTTCCAGATGGAGGAAGGCGATGGCGGCGTCACCCTCGGCGTGGAGTTCATGCAAAACGACACCACGCTAGCCCGGCACAACTATAGCTTTGGGGGAGATACCACCCCGGAGCAGATTCAGTCGTTCCTGGAGTCTCAACTCAACGGCAAGATCGCGGCCCTAGAGCGGGCCCGGAGTCTGGCGGCGCTGCTGAGGCCGGATATCAACAGCATCCATCCCGTGGCGCCCCCAGTGGATATTACGTTCTCGCCGTCGCCAGGACCCCAGGATTATCCCGTGGCCGTAACGATCGCGGGCGCGGCGCCGGCAGGCTGCGAGATCCGCTACACCAGCGATGGCCTTGACCCCGGGGAGCTATCCTCGCCCTACCGCATCCCGATCACGATCTCGGCTCCGACTACGATCAAGGCCGCGGTCTTCACGGTTGAGGGCGCTCGCGGGGCCATATATGTTGCCACGTATCTGGCCACGCAAGCCCCGGTGGCCCCAGCCCCAGTGCCGCTCACGAAGTCAGCTGTCCTGGCGCTTCTGCCCCAGGCCGACATCTCCGCCGCTATGGCCAACGAGGGTGCGTGGCGGGTCTTCCAGGCCTTCTTGATCATGGGGTCAGAGACGATCGCAGACAACCAGGCTGGGATCTCCAAGGTCAAGGCCTTCTGCGATCAATTTTTGGCAGGGGCGATCCTCAGCCAGGGCAGTTACGACGCCATCCGCGCCCAGGCTCAGTTCTTGGGGTGGAACTGGGCATAAGGAGGTCTCCTAATGGCCAATATCGTTGGCACCATGGTCTATCCCGATGGCACGGCTTTCAACGGCACGCTGACGCTGCGCCTGAATGGCCCCGCCAAGGACGGCAGCAACAACCTGGTCATGCCCGCCTACCAGAACTTCACTATCACCACGGGCGTGGTGAATATCACCATCGGCGACACCGAGACCTTAACCAGCATTGACAGCTCCGAGGTCTATTATGATGCCCTGGTGGATGATGACGGGACCCCCTATGTGATCGGGCAGCTCAAGTTCGGGACGGGGACGACTTTTATGGCCGACGCCTGGATCAACTCCAAGGACGCCCCACATTCGGGGCTGCTCTGCTACATGCCGTTTAACAACATGGCCAACAAATATCCCAGGAGATCGGGGAACGACATCGGTACCTTCAGCTCCGCGATGGCGTACCAAACGGGCAAGCTCTCCCAGGCCATCGCTGTTAATGGACATGACAACGGCACCTTCGGAGATCTGGCGCTGTTCCCTCCGGGATCAAGTTTTGGCGGTAATATCTATGCCAACATCAATGCCAACCAGGGCGCGGTATCCATGTGGGTCAATCCCCACTGGAACGGCAACGGCACCGTCGAGAGCGTGCTCCTGGATACGGCGGCGCCTACCCCGATCCGCCTGCGCAAGACCACGGGGACCACTCTGACGATGACAGTCGGAGGGCAAAGCGCCAGCGCCGCCATTGATACGTGGTCCGCAGGTACCTGGTACCATCTGGCTGCGCGCTGGGACAAAAACAATGTGGTCTCCGGGACCAATTATTTCGAGCTCTACGTCAATAACGTGCTTTCTGGAAACTCGGCCTCGGCGCCGGTGGGGACCACATCGGGCAACATCTATGTCGGATGCTCGAATAGCGGCAGCTCTCAGGCCAACGCAGAGATCGATGACTTAGCAATCTGGGACCGGGTGCTGACGGCGGCGGAGATTGCATATATCTACAATTCCGGAACTGGGGTAGAAGCCGGAAATTTGGTCGACACTTCCCTTAAGGTTTATTGCAAATTCGATGGCTCCGGAAACCTCACGAGCGGAACCAATACGGCACTGGGCTGCTCCTTCCCCTGGGCAGCAAACCTCTTAACGAACGGCAATTTTGAAAGCGGGACATCTGGCTGGGTAGTTCAGCGAGGAACCTGGTTGCCGTCAATTGATTCCGGCACACATTTGCTGTATGATGGAACTACCGCAGTTTTTAGCGGCACGGATGGATCATGGGGATATATAAACGAATCGTTTATACCTGGAAGTGGTGCAAATTACTATATGTCAGCCTGGGGTAAGCATGGAACAAGCAACAACAACCTTTCAGGCGCAATACAATTGGCCAATATTGCGTATCAGTTAACATTGGGGACAATATATAGTCTGCTTGAAGTTGCATACCAAGCCACCGCTGCAGCCCAACAAAGTGCATTCTGTTGGTCAGGAACGCAGGGGGGGACTTCTTACCGAGATAATGTATGGATGGGGACATCCCTCCTCAACAATGGAGGATTCAGCTTAACTTGGAATGGCGGGACATTGCCGGAAGGATGGACCAAGACGGGAACGCCTACGGGAACGTCAGATACTTCCAACAAACACTCTGGAGGGACCAGTCTAAAGGTCCTGGCCGGAGATAGTAGTAACAATTACTACCAGAACTCGATTACGATTACCAATAACAAATGGTATGCATTTGTCGGCTACATCCTGTCCGGGGCGGGGACCTGTAACATCAATCTCTCTGGGGCTGCCACTACGACATTGACCGGCACCCAGACATCATGGACCCGCACCGCACACACCTTCAAGGCCACAGGAACAACGCTTAATGTCCGTGTCTACGCCAATAGCGGCGGCACGGCCAATTTTGACGACTTTGCCTTAATCCAAATGAAAGACGTAGACATAACCTCTACCCCCGCGGCCCTGGGCTCCAGCTATGACACCGGAAAATGGGGAACGGCCCTGGGGGCGTTGCGAATCGATGGCGGGGATACTTTCACAATCCCAGGGACAACTACGATCGGGAGCAATATCGGCTTCGGTACAGGCGCCATCAGCATCTGGGTCTATCCCGAGGGATGGCATGGGGGGGATAGTGTCAATCATACTATCCTGGATATAGGACAATCGGGAAGCACAAACCGCGTCTATTTGCGCAAGGGCGCGGACAACAATCTGTCCTTGGGACTATATGGCAGCAATGCTAATGGGTTCAAGGGCATCGATTACGCCGTGGGGACGGCGACTTTCGGAAGCAACGCCTGGCATCATATTGAATGCGGCTGGACGGCGGGGAGTGCCGATTACCTGATGCTGGACGGGACCAGCGTGGGCACGGGCACGACTGGGGGCACATGGTCCAATCTCACGCAGTTAGGGGCAAACATCTATCTTGGGAGCGATACCGCAGGGGCCAATGAGTTCGGCGGTTTAATCGATGAATTGCGGATTTACGATGTCATCCCCAGCGCCGCGAATAAGACCGCGATTTACAACGACGCCCAGTATTTGGGCTATGCTTAGGGGAGGAGGTAGGGGCTTGAAACTCAAATCTCAATTACAGAATGAGCTGGCAGGTGAAGAATCTCGGGAGATCATGGCCTTGATGGAGGACGAGAAGGCCCGCGAGCTGGCGCAGGCGATGCCGGAGCGCATCCTCAATGCCGAGGCCCAAAGCCGCAGCGCCTACGCAGAGAGGGAGGCGTGGGCCAGGGCCGCACGCGATGAGGCTCTAGCCACCATGGATATCCGGTATGAGGCTGCCATGGAAGCCGCAAGCCAGGGGCAGCTCGAACGGCTGTGTAATCTGGAGGAGGAATGCCGGTGTCAACGCACTGGCTATGCCGATGCCGAAGCCCAAGCCCTGCAAAATATACTCTCGGCCACACAGGACCAGGCTCATGGCCTGATCCAAGCATGGGCCGATGCACGGGCGGCCCGTCGGGTGGGATGGAAGCGGCGGGCGAGGGGTTGGCTCAAGGACGCGACTTCAGCCCGAAAAGCCGCAGACGATCGCTGTGACGCCGCCATGGCCGCGGCTTATGACGCCTACCGCCAGGCCATGGCTGAAGCCATGATATTTGAAGCTGGACAAATCTCTGATGCGGGTCTGATCGCCGAAGCCAGGGCCACGGAAATCGCCAATGGATTGTCTTTAAACCTTCTCTACATAGCCCAGGAACTTCGGGACCGGCTCGGGGGCTGCGCGCAGTCGGGAACTGAGGGCATTGAACGCCTGCTTGCGGGGCTCGACAACTGGCGGGTATCCGCTGCGGAGGACGCCACGCCATCGGAGCTGATCCGGGCCGACGAGGAGGCCCACCGGGCGCTGATCTTGAGCTATTTCCAGGAGATGGTCTCGCTCCGGGCCGATGGGGATGAGAGGACACATCAGGCTTTTGCAGCCTATCGCCGGGAGCAGGAGGCCCACATGGAAGCATCTCGGCGGGAACTTGCGACCGTACGCGAGGACGAGAACCGGCAACTGCAAGCGGCCCGCAGCGAGGGGCAGGCCCGAAGGGGTGCCGCCGCCGCTTCATATCTGAAAGACGTTGCCCGTGCATGGGAGGTACGAAGCACGGAGCTCTCATCCGTCGCCGAGCAGGAATCTCAAAACCGGATGGTGGTGGAGGAGCAGATGCAGGGCGATCCCGCTCCCCATGATGCTGTCAGCGACCTTTTGGCGCATGGAGAAGCTGCAATGACGGAGATCCGGGTCAAATATGCCAGGCTGATGGAGGAGTCGGCCGCGGCGGAAACCGCGGCCAAGCAGGCCATCGAGCACGAATACCGCCGAGCATTGAAGGAAGCTCAAGACCTCCGGCAGGAGGCCCATCAGCAGGCACTCGATATCTACCGCGCCGAGGAACGGGCAGCCTGGATCGATCACCAGACCGCCATGGAAGCAGTCAAGGCAGAAATGGAGGCCGCCATTGGCAAAGACTAAATCCTCATCTCCCGATCAACGGCTGCATGCTCTGAGCGATGAGGATCTCTTCGCGGCCTGCCTGTGGGCCGAGGCCCGGGGCGAGCCCGAGGACGGCCAAAAGGCCGTGGCCGGGGTGATCCTGAACCGCGTTTCCCGGGGGATGGGCAAGAACATTAGGGCCGTGATCTTGAAGCCCCGGCAGTTCTCCTGGACCGATCCCGGAGACACAAATTATGGGAAGGCCCTTCAGGCACCGATCGCCGACCCCGGAGGCTGGAAGCGGGCGCGCAGGATCGCAGGTGCCGCGATGACGCCGGGATTCGAGGATCTGAGCCGGGGAGCTGACCACTATCTCAATGTGGCCCTGACCCGAAGGCTTGGGCATGGCCAGCTCCCACGCTGGGCCGAGGCTGGGATCCGGGATGGCAAGGTCACCGCAGAGATCGGGCATCATACATTCTTGCGACTGCTGGGATAAGATGAAATCCCTCTCCCTCTGGACCCGCACATGCCCCCGTTGCGGCGCGGTCCTACGAAAACATGATCCGCTAACTGTCGTCCGCTGCGCTTGCGGGTGGATCTGGGGAGATTGACTCTTTTGCCTCATTTGTGCCCTATACATTTATCTTGCGCCAAGGGCCATGGCGGCAAAGTACCGTAGCCCCTCAGCTTCATGCACTTTGATTCGATGATGGCATGGTTGAAGCCCGCTTTCACAGCATTACCCGTTCCGCTCCCACTTCCCGCTGTAGCCTTCTCGGCTTCGTAGGAACATTGGGCATAGTCTCTCTCGATTTGAGAGACAGACCGCTTTGGGTGGCAATATCCGTGAGTAGCTGAACATCCAAGAAATAACAATCCTAACAACCCTGCAGATAAGATCAATATGATTAGCCATCTAACGAGAAACATCCGTTGCCATTGGTTTACTTTTGCCCCCTTTAACATGATTTTCCCCTCTTCATGGAATGAGCAACAAGATCAGCAGCAATCCGATCAATATCGACTCCTTCACTGCTATCCCCTTCTCTTTCCAGTTCCCGCTTCAGCTTTAGCAGAAACCATTTTTCTTCAATGTCCAAGAACTCACAGACGCCCTTAAATGTGAATGGGTGTCCGTTCGCGGGCGCTTGAAACCACCTTCGGGCGTCGTTTTTCTTCTCCTCGTCGTCCCCTCGCAGGTCCATGACCGCCACTGCCACGACACTGGCGAGGAGCTTTTTGATCCTGCTCGTCTCCGTTGCAGCATCTGCGTATGCAACAGCAGTCAGGAGATTTGCCCTGTAGTCCCTCCCGCCCTCGTCCTCGTTGTCGTTTCCCTTCTCCCCTATCGCCTCCCTGAGCAAGTATTTCCCGGGATACCCTGAGCCCCGGGTAATTCGCACCAGCACCCCCTCCGCCATCAGCGCCCGCAGCACCGTGGCCGTCCGCGATCTGGAGTACCCGGTCGCGACCTGTATCTCCTGCTGGGTTACGACGCGGCCCCCATCAAGTCCCTGGAAATACGCCAGCACCCGGGCCCTACAGGTGGCAGAGATCCCCTCGAGGCCCTTATGCTGGCCCCGGGGGTATGGGGGAGGAGGGGCAAAAGCCGGGATTTCGGCGAATGTTTCCTCGTTGCGCGCGAAATAAAACGTGCGCTCCCCATGCACCTTCCGGAGCACGATCTCGCCCCGCGCGGCCAGGGGCAGAAGATAATTCCTGGCCGTCTGCGGCGTGACAGAGATGGCTGCGGCGACGTCGGCGAAGGTCAGAGGCCGGTCAGCGGTCATGACGGTCTTGAGTATGACCCGTGACATCTCGGCGGGTCGGGGGCGGCGCGTAGGGAGCAACATGGGGTCCCTCCTCAAAAAAGCTGCCACAGCAGGCCCAGGATGGCCACGATCCCCGCGCAGGCGAGGGCTGCGTGGAGGAAGCGGCGCCTGGGGGCGGGCGAGGGGAGGGGGCGGCACGCGGACCGATCAACCAGCCTCACCGACACGCTGCAGTGGGGACAGGAGTTTGGGCTATTGTCGGGCATGGGAGACCTCCTTTCTTCGCCAATTCGATGCGACAATCAGTTCCAGATCTCGGAACGGGTCCAGGAACCCCTGATTACTCTCCGCCGCCTGCGCGATTACGACATCGGCCCACTTCTCCGCGCCCTCTCGCATGAGGGCGGAGAGCTGGGCCCGGTGTTCTCTGCAGGCGCCGATAGCGGCGCCGGGGATGAGCTCGCCCGCGCGGTAGATCGCGACTGCCCCGCACCAGTGGCAGAGGAGGCTCTTGCTGGCCTCATGCTCATCGCGACAACTGGGGCAACGGGGCTGGACGGAGCGGAAGTGGGTTCCCAGGGCGGCCGCGGCTACGCGGAAGCTGAACTCTGCACCGCAGTCGATGCAGCGAACCTTGATCAATTGCCTGCTGGGGAGAGTGTCCATTTTCCTCAACCAAAACATTAGGATTTATGGTCTATCTTATTGATATTAAAGGACTTTTATCTTGCGACCTTATCCCGTAGTTGCTCCCTCACTCTCCCGCGTTGGAAGGCATCAGCCCATACGCCCTTGCTGCCGCACGAACTTGCGCCATCGCCTCGCCATAGCCCCAAAGATCCCCACCACAAAGCCATTCGGGCCACGGCCCAAGCCCAAGCTGCTGTTGTTCTCCGGTACGGATATAGTCGCAGAGTTTGAGCACTAGATTGCGCAGTGTCCCGCCCTCGCTGAATCCACGCCACCTACCCCACCTACATTGTAGGTAAATCCGCGCCGGTCGGTATGCGTCCACAAACCAGACGCGGCCGCGCATATCGACCTCGAACCGCGACACGCGCCCATTATGGGCAAAAAACTTGCGCCCGCAACTCGCAACTACCTCCAAGAACTGGTCTACTTGTGCTACGCGCTCCTGCTTCGTGGTTGACATTATGACCCCCCCCATCTCTAAGTCGATATGCCCCCTTGCTCACCAGGAAGCGATCTGAGGTGGTTTGATTTTTGACCCATCCCTTCCTATTCGCCGAGAGGGAGAATCGGAAGCATGGCCGGTTTCTGTTGGCCTCCACAATCCCGTGGCTGCCGCCTCGATCTCCCGGGTGCTGGCCTCACCGCAGGCCCGGATCAGCGCCGCCATCTCCCGGGGTCGCTCCCGGATGATTTGCAGGAGGTCCTGAGATACCCTCCCGACCAGGGATAGAAGCCAATCCGGATCTACTTCCAGGACCCCGGCCATCAATCTCAGCTTCTCCTCTGTTGGTAGGGACGCCAGGCCGCGCTCGACCTGCGACAGGTAGGACGCGGAGACGTGGATCATCTTGGCCATACGGCGCAGGGTGATCCCCTTTCCTTCCCGTATGGCCCGCAGAAATCCGCCAAAAGTGGTCATATATGGTCTCCTCATGCCTGGCAGATCAGGCAGGGCTCTCCCTCGGGCTCGGGGAAAAGGCAGAGATGGCTCTCCTGGGCCAGGCGGATCTGCCTCAGTGTCCGGCCCTGAGCCCATGTGAATCCGTTGCTTCTTTCCATACTTAGCCGCTCCCATTCCTCGGCTAAGCCGAAGAAATCGGGGTGGTGTTTATGAAGCCCCCTCCAGTCACCCACCCGCTGGAAGGGGCAACAGAAACAGGAGCAATTTGAGCGCCAGGAATAAATGGGATTTAGGGCGGCGTATTTCTTGCAAAGGGCGCTCGCTGCCCGCTTGTCCATACCAGCTTCGACCAAAGGATAGGAGACATCATGTTTGTAATCTCCCTTCGTCCGGATGCGGTGCGCTTCATCGGCACGGATACCAATATGAACAAGCGTATTTGGGAGAGTAAAAAATGCATTCATTGGTTTTTGCTTAAGCAAACGAGTACACCATCTAGCATGCCGAGACGGAATCATGAATCCGTAGTTGGCAAGATGCTGATAGAAGCTTCCGTTGCTCAGCACGATCAATTTGTGGCCGATCTGCCTCGCAAAGCGTGGAATGAACCACAAGGTTTCAGGCAGCTCACAAGAAGTATCTGAAAACACTAATTCAAATTCTACTCCCCTTTCATGTAGGAGTAATGCAACTGCCGTGCTATCCGCACCGCCACTAAATGAGACATATTCGCTCATGCTCTTATCCTCCATGGCACGAAGAAAACGAATTGATATACCGCGCAGCTTCCGGTAACCCGTCGAAAACCTTACCGCCGTTGGTTTGCACCATTCGCGCCACCGCGCCAAGAGATTTCCATTGCCCGTCGTCGAATCTCAGCGCCCCATCATTCCGCAGCCGCACAAACACGGTCTTCGAGGGTCGCTTATTGCTGTCATCCACCACCTCGGCAATCGAATACACTCCAGTCATGCGAGGCGTAATCACGTACAGGCAGAAGTCGCATTCCTGCCGTTGCCGCAATTCTTCCGCTTGACATTCTGGAGTCCAGTCATCAACAACCGGGTTGAAATGTCCAATCGTCAGCAATGGCGCAAACTCGTCGCGCCATTGAGATTCGTTGCAGGTTCCGCCGAGAAAAACTTTCATCTGTTTCTCTCCCTTTGTCCATGGCACGAAGAAAACGATATGATCCCCCAACGTATACGTCAAAAACGCCCCCGCAGCAATTTGTGGGGACAGCAGATACCGCGCAAGCCCAAGGGAGCCATATATCTTATTACATAGACTTACCTTGGGCGCTGTCTTCACCATTTCCCAGAAATCTTTGCTTACCGACTCAAATTTGTTGACTTCATCCTGCAACTCATTTCCTCCTCCCTCATGGCTTCGCCAAAGGTGGTCATACGTGTGGTCTCCTCTCATCCCTTGCTTACCTTCCTTGCCATTGCAACCAACCACTGGGCAAATAACGGAGTGGTGGCCGACTTCTGCACCCCACTCATTACCTGCCACTGGTGTTTATTCCCTCCATTGGCGGTCAAGATAAGGGGATAGTCTACTTCATGGCGCCACAGGCCCGAAAAATAAAGCCATGTGGCCTTTTTTTGGGGATATCCAAACCAGGCCTGCCATACCTCCAGCGACCAGGATTGCTCATTCTCTGCGCGGCCGGGCTTGGGCAACCTCGTTGTTTCCCACAATCGAGAGTGCGCCGGCTGCTCCAATACCCCACCCCAGCGCCTGACTTGCTCCACACACCACAACCCCAACTCCTTTTCTCCCGGCTCCGGGTTAGCCTGATGCGCACAAAATGCCGACCACGCGCGGCAGGGAGGGTGGGCAATTACCGGCATCCCGCCAGGAAAGGTATGGGCATCCCGCTTCTTGTCATAGACCTCGACGCCCTCCAGTGTGTGGTAGATCGATCGAGGGCGGGCGCACAAGACGGCAACGAGCTTCAATCCCATTCCATTGCAGATCATCTCCTTCTCCTCCCTCTCCCCCGCCTCCCATTTCTTCTCAACTCCGCCACTTCGACCAGCGCGGCCTGTGCCAGAAGCTGGCGGTCGGCGGCCACGAGGGCGATGCCGATAGCATCGAGCTCGTGGGGGGTCAGATTGGCCACGGACTCGATCTCCAGCCGCGCCTTGATCATCGCCTGAAGCTGGTGCCTGTAGGCGTCGGGGATCTCCCGGCCATCGATGTAGACCTTGTGTGCCAATCGACGACTCAGGAGCTGCTCGCGCCACTCCCTGGCCGTCAGGCGTATCAGGATGGCCTTATGACGCAACTCGTAGAGGTTGCCCACAAGCCGGTAGCAGGCCTGGGCCTCGACGTTGAGGCCGTGCCCATGAAATTCAAACTCTTCCAGGGCGGCGATATCGGGCCGATGGCTCACCATAAAGGCATCGACCCGGTCCATGACCGCGCAGATCCGGTCGTAGTTGCTCCTGACCTCACCCACTTCGATCGTGTCGAGGGCGAGGAGGAGGGGGGTTTCGCCGCGGGCAACTTTGAGGGCGGCGACGCCGGTGAAGGTGCTGCCGGGGTCGATACCAATGATTATCATTTCAGGCACATCCTCCTCGCCCTCGGGGCAACTACATTTCATCCACGATCTTCGTCAACTCTTCGACTGACATCCCTCGCAACTCCTCATCCTGCTTGTCTGCGATGATTCCCAAGAGCCGCTGCTTGCGGTCAGCCTTGGCCGCTGCATCTTCCCGCGCCTTTTGCTCTTGCAAGCGTACCTCAACCACATGCCTGACGATGGCAACCTTGATCTCCATGATCTCGTCTTCCTGGCTCTTCTTCTCCAGAAGACTTTCTTCCTTCTCCGTCCTGATCTGAGCGTTCAGCCCCTTGAAGATGGTATCAAGCTCTCGCAGGGGGAGATCCCAAAGATCTTCTGCCGAGCATAGCCCTTTGTGCTCAAATCTCAGCTTGAGTCTTGCCGCCTTCTCGAACATCGCCTCTCCTTTCAGAATATGATCTTGATGGTTCTTTCTACATGCCCTTTGAGCTTGCAAATCAACGAATTTCGCTTCGTCGAACTGAAGCCCAGGCCGGACAATTGATCCTCCGACGGATCAACACGCATCTTGCTGCCAAGAGCCTCAAACACCCGCTTATGCGGCATCAAATCTTCCCGTAGAAACTCATTGAAGAACCCGTTGGGCTGGGTATCGTTTCGGCACCCCTTCAGGATAAAGAAATAGTGCCGATGGCCGATCCCAGTTTGCTTATCCCAGTAATTTGGCGAGAACATGCAGACCGAGACCGGATGAAACTGGTTGGTATCGAACCCCCAGATCTTCTTGGAGGCCATAGTTGATGGCAGGGATTCAACGATCTGAAATCCTTGGCCCCGGCGATATCGAACCCGGGCCACCCTCACCCTTTCGTCCTGCCGCAGCTCCTTTCTGTACTCGTAGGCGTAAATCTGCCCATTGTATTCGATCTCTGCTGCGAACCCTGAAACGCCTCCCCGATGGCTATAACAATGAACGGAGAAGTCATAATCCCCCTCTGGCATCCGCCCCAGCCAGGACCAGATAATGTTCTCCACTGCTACCTGATCTTTTTGGGGATGGATGATGTCCACATCCAGCATCCCGGTGGAGGGATGCCTTCTACCCTTGTTGGGGTAATAGATGTGATTCCCTCCCGGCTCGACGCAATGCGCGTCGAAATCGTTGAGGTTATCTCCATCCTCATTCCATTGGATGGAGAACCGAAGCACGCCTTCAACATTCCCCCCAGCGGCCTTGACCCGCTCCTTCATGCTGTCCGTGGTGTTCCCGTTATAGGCCCAGGAAAAGGCGTTGCCCCACTTGAACAACGTGGGGCTACTGCCGAAAACCGGGGCGATCACGGAGACCAGGTTGGGAGCATGGCGGTTTTCGAGGAACGCCTCGATATGGGTTGTCCTGGGCAGGATATGCCCCAGGAAATGCTCAATTCCAACCTCCTCCACTCGGTCAAACTGCTTGGGATTGATTCCCACCTCCCGTTGCAACTCGGCGAAGACATTTCCCCCCATTTGCTTCAGCGTGTCGCGGTTGGCGAACAAGATGTTGTTAATCGTGATGTCCTCGATGCAGGCAAACCGCCGCCCCAGGGAATTGAGCAGCCCCATATCTGCTAGCGTTTGCTGTGCCTGCTCTACCATCCGCTTCGTGAAGACAGCCCGGGGCCGCTTGTAGTTCGTGGGGGCGACAATCGCTTCATACCGCCTTACGGCCTGGTCCAACTCCATACCTTCCGCGATATCAGTCAATAGGACGCCGATCGAATGGTTGCGGATCTTGCCGATGGCCCCACCGACCTCGACCGACTTATTCCAGCAAAAGCAGTCCATTTCCTCGGCTGGTAGGCTGTGATACTCGTTGTGCAGAGCCAGGAATTTTGTCAAGGGCCCTTGCCACTCTTCGCCCTTATAGAGAGAGTTTTGGGCGATGAGATCAAGGACGGTCTCAATAGCATCCCTTGAGATCTCGTCCAGGGATCGCTTGAAGACATTCTTGACGTCCCTGAACGCAGCCATGAGGGAAGCATCTGATGTGCTGGATCGAGGGACCGTAAAACGCTTCGGGAGATCTATGCGAAAGTGCTCCCAGGTGTGGACCGTTCCGTCCTCTCGCTGCTCGTAGTTTTTGTCCGTTCCAAATCCCTGTTCTTTGGTAACAAAGACATCACGGATAGGAGCAGACCTTACAAGAGATGATAGCGCGTCAACAATTGGCTGATATTCTCCTGCCTGGAAGTCCCAGATGGTTACCACCTTATTTTCTTTGATGACAATTGCGTTCCCAAACGCTCGGATGAATTGGCGGCAGCAATGGCAATCATGCTCCCTGCGCTCTCTGAATATCTCGTTGGTTCCCGGAGGGAAGCTTCTCAGGTATGTCTCCCACAGCCGATCTTTATCGACTTCGGCAATGAAGAGATGGGTTTGCTGTTCCAGCATTGCCAGAACGTGAGCTTGTAATATTTGTTTGAATTTTATAAACTCCATTGGTCCTCCCTCCTTTGTTCGGGCCTATCTTCCCAACAGATCCTCCGCCAGCCGGAGGAGATCCTCCACCCCCTCCTGCCGTGTGCCTGAGCCAATCTCTGTATGCCCCATTGTCGAATCCCCAGGGCTCTCCTGGATAAGGCGTGGGCTTCTGGTCACAATCCAAATGCGACCATATCCCCGTCCTTGAAGCCAGGAGACCAATTTTTTGTCGCGAGTGTCCCCAGTGAGGAAAATCACTTCAAGCACCTCCCACGATACGCCCTCACCCGCTCCTCGTACCACTCCTGCAGATCCTCCCCGCGCCCGATCTCGCCCCAGTCGTGTCCGTTGAGGCAGATCACCCTGCCGCCTCTGTGGTCGAGCCGTTCCAGGCCGTGGGCATCGCGCACGGAGACCGGGGCGCCGCACAGGGCGCAGGGGCCGCGCTTGCCCGAGCATTGAGTGCGGGAGCTGAGGTGATCGCGATCGCAACGACAGCAGGTCAACACTCGGAATCCTCCTCCTCAGATTCTATCATTTCAACTGTATGACATTCCCCTTTTAGATGAGGTCCCAACATAAGACATTGACCGGGATAGCAACATCCTTCGTTCATCATCTCGCCTTCATCATAGAGCAGCATATTGCAAGCGTCTTCTCCACTATCCTCGTCAATGTTGAGCTCCCACTCCCATTGGCATGAGAGGGAGATTCCATCCTCGATCCTCATTTTCTTCCCCGATATGCCGCTGGCCGGCTCCACTTCCGGGCCAGCGCCTTCCAATGCCAGTCGTATGGCGGCATCGCCTGGCAGCTATCAGCGGGCCTGTAAAGCTGCGCGAATGGGAGAAACCCCAGCGCATACACTCGCTCTAGCCGCGCCTCTGCCTCCTGAATCGAGCCCAGCCCGATCATGCAGTAGCACCGCTTTTTCTTGATGTCGAGCCATGTTAGCATCTCCGCTGCTCTTTGCAATGGCTTGATCGCCGCAGCGGAATCACAGGCAAACCATACCCCTCCCAGCCGCGGCAGCCCTCGGATCAGGTCAATGTGCCAGGGCTGGAGCAAAGTGGCATCCAGGCCGCCACTGAACACGGCTCCCCGGCGCTGCTGGGAGAGCATATCGAAAACGGCCTCGATATGGGGGCGGGAGCAGGCCAGGAGGTTGTTATCAGCGATGATGTGCCCGGGCCGGATCGGGAGCTCCATGATGTTGCCCTCCCGCTTCGGCACTAGGCAAAAGGGACAGTGATGGGGGCAGCCCCGGCTGGTAAAGATGATGCCGGGCTTGATGAAGAGTCCGGGCTCAAAGTCGTCTCCGGGGTCATCGAAAGCCGGCCCTCCCAGGGTCACATGGGGGTAGAAAGCCCCCCAGGCGCGAGCCAAGCGCCGACTTTCGGGGATGTCCCAGGAAAAGACACACGACACTCGCACATCATCGTCTTTTGGCCGAAAGAGAGGAGGATCACCTACGAAGGCCAGAGGATCAGTAGGAGTGTATGAAGTCCTCCTCGGGAATACTCGGATCATAGCTCCTTCCTTTCATCCCCCAAATTCTTGCCCACCAGGATGCCTTTTAAGGCACCCGCCCCCACCCCCCCCACCCAACAACATTACACACACATAAAATCAACGCAAGGGCGGTTTATGTGAGCGAGAGGGCCAATTTTAGGGAGCAACAGAGGGGGCTTATCTTCAGTTCTCTCCCCGCATCTCCGCGACACACCCGGGGCAGCCGCTCTCCCGGCTCGCGTCCCACCACCCATGAGTGGGACAGCTATACTTCAGGTGCGGGGGGGTCGCTCTCGCCGCTTTCAGGATGGCGACGACATGATCCCGCTCCCGGGTATAGGGGACGGTTCTAAGCCAGCGAATATCCTCCTCGATCAACTCTCTGTAGGCTTCAGGGGTTAACTGGTTAGACCGCTCGGCGGCATCAGCCGAGCGGCCTTCCTGGTTGTCCACTGCTTCCTTAACCGCCAGCCAGAGGTCGCGCAAAATCGCGGCCCTGGGGTTATCCTCACCCAGCCATCTCTCATCGGAGAGGAGATGATCCAGGTGTTTGAATTTCTCGTAGACCCCCCTTCGCAATTCCTCCAAGGGGCCGCCGATATTAGCGCCATACTGCGCTTCCCGCTCGCTCATGGCCAGGGCTCCTCTTTTTTGATCCTCACCATGGTTTTGACCATCTGTCCCCCAGCGCAGCAACGGGGAGCGTTTTCGGGGGGATCATCCTCGCTGCACCATTGCCCGCTGATAAGACCACAGGTCTGGCATTGCCAGTGCCAGACTTCAGCATAGCTATTGTCCTTCTCGCTCATTTCTATCCAACCATATTTTATGGGTTTCCTTCCACTCCCCATTTCCTATGCTTTTGGCCACCTGCTCCCGGAACCAGCGCACATGCTCTCGGCGCGTGGGGCGGCAGAGGATCTTGGGCTCGGTATAGGTATGCAGCCACAACCACCACGTTGGCGCGAGACTCCAGGAAAACTTGTCCGCCCGAAACATGCGGCTCTCTGGCTCCCCACTGTGCTCGCTATGGCCTGCAACCAGGAGGTAGCCCTCGCGTCCGAAGAGTATCCCCGCGATTCTTGCCCCCAGCTCCCAATGGCCCTTCTTCTCCTCATAGTTATCGAGGTAATTGCGGCCGAGATGGCCAAGATCGTGCACGATAATGCAGGCCCACTCCCACGGGCTCGGCCATACACCATAGAGGCGACGCCAGGCCAGGCCGACGAGGAGGGAGTGGATGGGGCTGTGGCAGCCGATGATGACGGAGATAGTGCCCTGGGTCAAAATAGCCTCCCCTGCTGAGCCCTCTTGGGCTTTAGCGCATGAGGGGAGAACCAGATCCTTTCCTTGTTCGAGTTCTCCCGCCCCCTGCCATTGCCCTGTGTACCATAGCCACCATGGGCTTTCCAGTCCACGACATCCCATCCTACTGCCTCCAATGCCTCATGGCCCTCCCCAACATAGCCCGACAACGCGATCCGCAGCAATGGATTATCGCCATTCTCCAGGCACCACTTGCGCACATCATGGGCCACGGTCATGTCGTCGCAGGAGTAAACCGTATCTCGGCCCGCCTCTGCGGAATAGGGTGGATCCAGATATATGCCCGTAAGACCCTGTTTCCATGTCGGGGTTGGTCCCATGATCCGGCTCCAGTCTCCGCAGCAGACCCTGACGCGCCGAAGTCTCTGGGCCAAGGCCTCCATCCACTGGTAGAGGCCGCAGAGTCCCTCGCCACACTGGGGGCAGATCTCGTGTCCCCGCCCCGCATCCCCCAGGTGGACGAGCCGTCGGTTCACTCCCCGCCCCGCATCCCCCAGGTAGACGAGCCGTCGGTTCACTCCCCGCCCCGCATCCCCCAGGTGGACGAGGTTAAAGATGCCATTTGCATCTTCTATCGCCCTCCATGGCCCCTTCCCCGAACAGAACTCGCCGCCGATCCAGCAAGAGATCCCCCACACCCACCAGCCCGCAATTTTGGCGTCGTAGTAATCGGGATCGGCCTCGAGGCGAGAGATGAGCGCGTCCTTTCTCTCTACCAGCCAGAGATGGCGGGCATGGAGGTCATTCTCATTGACCATGTGGTCGGCATACCGGGCCACGGTTGCGGGGTCATCGCGGATCGCCCTAAAGACGTTACACACAAACCCATCTTTGTCGTTCACGGTTTCGATGACGGTATCCGGGAGTCTGGGACGGGAGAGCAATACAGCGCCGGAGCCGAAGAAGGGCTCACAGTAATTCGACACATCGGCCCCCAGCCGCTCCCAGATGAGTGGGGCTACGGTGCTCTTACCACCAAAATATGGGAAGGGTGCCTTCAATGGAGATCTCCTCCTGCCTTCTCCATCTCCACCATGACCGCACTCACCTCGGTCCCGCTCTCCCGGAAGCTCCCCTCGGGTAGCGTCCTCCAACTCCCATTGGTTTCCACCAGCGCCCGGAACTCTTGTGATTTGCGATTGCTCCGAAACGTCCACCCAGCGGACATGATCGCCACCAGCCGCCCTCCGGGCTTGAGGGCCTGCCAGGCATGAAGCACATGATCAATGTCCTTCTGGCCGGAGAATGGAGGGTTCATGATCACGCGATCATAGATTGCCGTCCAGGAGAATCCCAGGAAATCTCCCTGAATAACCCTCCCGAATCCCTTGCGGATCAATACATTTACATTTTCTGGTAAGATTTCCACACAGAGAATCGCACTCGTTCCAACTATCTCCGCCGCCGCCAGAGCCAGCGCCCCCTGCCCCGCCGAGGGCTCCAGCACCGATTGCCCAGGGGATAGCCGAGCGGCACGGATAACCTCTCCAACGATCTCAGGCGGAGTGAAGTAGCAGCCCCACTCCTGCTGCTGGCTCACCACTTCCCCCGTGCTGAGTGCATCATAAAGCCGCGCCTCCGGGGACTCGGGGAACACGTGGCCGCCGGCCTTGCGGCTCCATTTGCCGCCCATGGCCACCAGAACCTTGTTGGTAGCCTCATAGCGGCGCCGATCCAGTTGCCCGCAGGTCAGTCGCAGGCAATTCCCTTCCACTTCTGCGCTGCTCAGGATCTGCAATATTTCGGATGTAATTTTCATTTGTTTTTCATTTTCCCTCTCGTAGTGCCTCTTCTGCCCACTCCATATTTTGCTTCCTTTGCCCCTTGCCCTCGTCGCATCCCGGGCACCCCACCCGCAGCCAAAACGGGCGCTTCTGCCCCCAGCGCCGGAACAAGTAGGGCTCCTTGACCCAGTAATATTCCACATAATTGCCGCACCAGGCACAACGTTCCTCCGGGGGGCTGTCGGGATCGCAGGAGATGTCGGACTGAACCCAGTGAGGGTCCCAGACGCCGGGGTTGACGGCGTTGACGATGCCTCGAACATCCTTCTTGCCCTCCAGGAAGTCGGCCAACTCTTTTTCCGATGCCATATCCTTGGGGATCGCCGGGGCATGCTCGCGGATTAGGGCCGCGAGGTTATCATTCGGGTGGATCGATCGGACGGTACGGCAAATTTTGAGGATGGATTCCTCAAATTGCCAGTCAGAAAGGTCAGCAAGGATCTCCAGCCAAAAATCTTGGCTTTCTGGGGTTGGGTTGAGGCCGGGATGGGCCAGCGTAAGCCTGATCATTCCGTCTTTAAACGTCTTTCTTTCCATCTCTCATCCTTTCCCTTTCTGCCTGTTTGGCGCGCACATCAGCCAGTACACGAGCGCGGGCCTCTGCCATTGCTGCGTCTTGTCCTATAGGTTGGGCCTTGCGTCCGTTGGGGCCAAATTCAACGGCCCTCCGATACCAGTTCCGTATCGTAGCTTTCCAGTCTACCATGGCTACTCCACGCCCATTAAAATTGTCTCGGCACTTTTCAAACTCTAAAGTGGCATCAATTGAAGGCGTATTCTCGTTGGCCCATATTTTCATCTCTTCAAGGAGCGTGAGGGCTTCGGAACCTTCTGGGAAAGGAGTTTTTGTTAATCTCCTCTTTTTGGGGGCGGGAGGAGAAGCCTTTGCTTCTCTCTCTCTCTTTAGAGAGAGGTTTTTTTCTTTTGTATTATTTTCTTTTGTGGGTAAGGATTTCCTTACTACCCCTGTTGGCTTTTCCTTACTACCTAGTAAGGATTTCCTTACTACCCTCTCAGGGGATACCCATGTCTCCCAATCCTTGTTAAATCTGTAGATAGAGGGGGGGGTAGTAAGGTTTTCCTTACTATGTAGTAAGGTTTTCCTTACTAGGATGTTTTTCTTGATGAGCCGCTCAATAGCATCCCAAACCGTCCATCTGGGAAACCCTGTTGCCTGTTGGAATTGGGTCAGGGAGATCATGTCTTCGCTCTTGTGCCACCCGTAAGTACGCCGGAGAACCACCATGAGGACACGAAACTCTGCCCCGGATAGCGGCATTTGGGCGAGTTTCTCCAGGATCTCATGGGCAATGTCTGTATGCCCATTCTCAGCTTGTGGCGATGCCACTGCTTCCCCTCCATCCAGGGTGCACGGCGAGGGGCGGAGAGTCAGGATGGTGACCCCCCGCGACCGGGCCAGGGTCTACCCCTCTTGAAAAGTTGATCTAAATATGATATCATCTTAGATACAAGATAATGATAGCATACACTACAGGAAAATGTCAAGGGGAAAATAGAAGGAGCCTGCACATGCGTAAAATTTCCCATAATGTCGAATTAGACCCATTTTTGAAAGAGGCGATCGCTGATTTTTCTCGGAGAACAGGCAAACCCCAGAATGCCCTCATCCGGGAAGCCATCCGCGATTACCTGGAGAAGCAGGGCTACAGGGAGAAGGTCGCGCCCTCTCCCCCCGCCCCCACGCCATGATCCGCGAGCGCGCCGGGGAAGCCCTCCTTAGTCAAAGCGGCCCCCAAGGGGCCGCCCTTGACTGTTCCGGGTCGTCTAGCTGGTAGGACGGCGGACTTTGAATCCGCAGACCCAGGTTCGAGCCCTGGCCCGGAAGCTCTCCCCGGTCAATCCTTATCCCACCACCAGCCCGCCGCCAAAATTCCCCCGGTGATGATCAATCCTATCAATGCCATGTATCCCCCAAAGCTCCAGGCATCGTAGGACTGATATCCCTGATCTAAATGGGCCAGTATGAATCTGCAGCGCAGAAAGGCCCACCCTCCCCACCACACCAGGAAGGCGAGGGCGATGAGGATACTGATGGCCTTCGCTTTCATCCTTGCCTCATCTCGATCTCGCAGCATCCCCGGCCGCAGGGCAGGGGCAGCCCTTCAGTGCGAGCGATGACGCTGGCGATCCTGAGCAGCTCGTTGATATGCCGCTGGCAGAATTCTCCCCTTTGCCCATGCCGGGCTATGTTGCCCACGGCTTGCAGAGCCTCCTCGAAGCTGATTTTGGTGGATACGGACTCGAATTTTTTTTCCTCTTGGATTTTCATTCACCTCACGCTCGCCATAGGGATGGCATCCACCCCCACGACGAATGAGCAATTTCCCTGCTTGCAGACCTCCCGCCAGGTCTTCAACTGCTCAAGCTGGAGAAACTGGGCGAGGGAGAGCTGCATCTGGGCCTGATATGCCTGATCGGCCTTGGCCCGGCTCTCTTCGGCAAAGCGTCGCTGGTCTTCGGCCAGCTTTCGCTGCTGCTCCGTGAGTTGACGCTGTTGCTCAGCAGCCGTGGCAATCCTCTGATTCTTGATCGCGTCCGGGGGGTTGGCTTTCCCTACGGTCACCTGGATGAGTTTGATCGGGATCTTGGCCTCTTGGATGTATTTCTCCATCATGGCCGATACCTCCTGATCGATCTGCTCGATAGCCACGGTAGAGATCGCGGTTTCGTTCATCCCGTGCTTCCGCACGGACTGCCTGACCCGGTTGGCCAGCTCCTTTTCAAGATTGTTTTCGTACCATTTAGGACCAAAATCCCTGACCAACCTGACGGAATCCATGACCTGAAGCCGGATGATGGCGTCGAAATCCAGAGGCACACCATCCAGGGACATCAAGTCATCGAAATGGACCTTGTACTGTTCGGGAACCACGGAGACGTCCACTACATGGGTCGTGATGGCAATCACGGATCGGCCAGTCTTCACAGCCTCCGGGTAAACGCCACCATGACCAAATAACCAAGGTTTCATTACCAGCACGGCTTCATGACCTGCGTCGGGGGACGCAAAGCCACATCCAGAAAGAAACAAAATCCCCATTATTACCCCAATAAACCACTCTCTCATTTCTCTTCCCTCTCATGATTTTAAAGTCTGTTTGTCATTGGAGGTGGCCGAGTTTGATTCCGGCAGCGTTTCCGCCCCCGGCCCTTACTGCTGCCACAACCTCCTTTAGCGCCCCCGCGGCCCGGGTATGTTCGGGCCAGGAGGGCCAGATTCATCTCCTTGTGCTTATTATGCCTCCTCCGCCGCCTTAGCGACACACTCCGGCCCGTATGGATACGAGACCCCGTTAACCGTCAACATGACGGGCATCCCTGTGTGCTGCTGGTGGCAGCCCTCGCAGTGATAGGAATCGGGGGAGTGGGTGGGGAGATCTCTCGATTGGGGGGACCCTTGGGTCTCCCAGGGATACTGCTTGATCTTTTCCCAGGCCCGGAAAAGAGGGAGGATCTCCCTCTGCCAGGCCGACACGAGGTACGTGAGCTTCTCCGATGGCACGCTGGCCAGGGAGAGTGTGCCACACTCATCCGGCCGGAGGTAGGCGGGATCCTGAGCGAGGAACCGGAGGAAGGCGCTTTCATCGATCTCCGCCTCCTGGAGAAAAATTACGAGCTGTCTCCGCCCTTCCCATGCGCGGAAGGCGGCCGCCGTCTCAGGTTTGGCGGCGCGGATGGCCTGGATTTTGGCGACCGGGAGATCGTGGAGATGGAGTTTGTCGTCCGAGCCGGCCTCGAGATCTCCGCTGGCGGCCAGAAACTCCTTGAATAGCTCCCGGTCGATCCCGGACTCCCGTATCCATGCCTCCAGCCCCTCGCGGAGTTTGGCATCGGCGTCAGAGTCCTTGCTGTTGCCGGGGGCAGGGGGATCGGAGGGGGCTGCCTTGGTTCCTGCGGCCTTGGGGATCTCGGGGGGCTTCTCGCCCTTGAGCCAGGCCGCGAGGACTTCGGCAACCTCCTTGCCCGGCTTTTCGATCACTGCACCCTGAAGGGCAGGACAGCGGCTCTTGGAAATAACCAGCGTATTGGTGTAGTCGAGCTCGCCCACTACGTCGAACTCATGCTCCAGTCCATCCCGCTGCACAGGGGCCAAACCGACCTTGCGGATCACGGTCTTACCGCGATCGTCCTTTTCCTGCGCATACTCGGTTTTGGTGCGCATGGTGACGATGACGTGGCACGCGCTGCCGGTGATAGCGTCTACCAGCGCGTTTTGGAGGGGCGTGACGTCCCGCCAGGCCACGTAGCTGTTTTGGCTCTTACTCGCCTTTGCGGCTTTATCTACCAGCTCCAGTGCGCCGTCCTTCCCCATCCAGGCGTGGGATAGGGAATCGATGATCAGGATGGCATAGCCGGCGGCCTCAGCCTCCCGGATGGCGTCGATATATCGCTGAGGGTGGAAGCTCGAGAGCTCGCAGACATCGAACTCAAAGAGGTCCGCGTATTTGCTGGCGCTTCCCCGCTCGGTATCGATGAGTGCGATGGAGCCGCCCAGGCCGGTGGCGATCGCCAGGGCCGAGAAAGTTTTCCCCGATCCGCTGGGTCCGGTGAGGGCCATGCGCAACTTGGAATCCAGTTTTATCGCCTTCTTAAAGGCCATGGTCTCTTTCCTCCTTGCATTTATCATATCGGGGGTGGGGAGGACATCGCGGCCGACGGACGCCTCCCCATCCCCGGCTCATCCCCTATCAGCGCCGCGCGGATAACGGGGGCGAGATCGTTTCCTCTCATGAGAGTCGCTCCAATCGAGCGATCTCCCAGTCCTCATCTGCGGTCCCGAGGAGCCTCCCCTTGAGCGCGGGGTCCCCGAGCCGATACCGCAGCCGCACTACCATCGCCACGTCCCCAGGGGCCATGGCCGACAGCTCGCGGCTGATGGCGGGCCGGATGCCCAGCCATTCCTCGATTTTCGCGGCGGTCTCCTCGTAGCCCACCCGGCTCTCGTAGGGGCCGGAGCGGATGAAATCGCGCAGGTCGTTCTTCGTCGCGGGGCTATAGCGATAATCGCCGTAAGCTCCGGCGGCGATGACGGCGGAATTGAGGAGCAGTCTACGGGCCATAAATCTTCTCCTCTCCAAATCGAAATCCCCGTTTTTTGTACCATTTCTCCCACGCCTCCTGGGCTCGGTAAAAGAGAAATCGGTATTGACCCAGTTGGGAGCTGGGCTGGAGAAATCCCATGTCCTTCAATCGCCGCCAATTTCGGCGATGCCCATTATCGATGTTGTCCCGGCGGGAAAAGATCTCGTCGGGCCAGATATAGCAATCCTCTATTGGCCCGCATTGTTTGGCCTCGAAAATAAGGATGCGGAGTGTCCGGGCCTGCGCATCGGTGATCGTCTCAGTACCTCCTTGGCCGCCGTCCTCAACTGATACAAGCCGAGCAGCGGTTCGTACATTGCGCGATTCATTGAGCCAGATCCTCAGATCCCGTTCGGCTTGATCTCGGCTGGCCCGGACCGGCAGGTATTTAGAGACGACTCGGCGCAGGGCCCCATTGGGCTTTTGGGTATAGGTCGCCCAAGCCTTCCCGCCCGAGATGCCGTCGCTGACAAAAAAATGCTCTTCTTCCCGCTCATTCCGCTTCATCTCAGCACCTCCTTGGCCGCCTTTCGCAACTCCCGCGCCCAGTGTCTGTAAACCTCGCCGAGATCATCGAGGATCTTGGCCAGGGCGACAGCCTTCGCTGCCGACGTGAAACATTCCCGCAGCAGCGGCTCGGGCTCGGTGGGGATGGGATCGGGAGGTGGGGGTTTGATCCCCCGTGGCGCAATCGAGGGGAGGCAGGGCTTCTCCCGGATCTCCGCCGCCATCGCTCCCGGGGTTCCGCAGACGACGCAGAAAAAGCCGCCGTCGGGGCGGTGCAAAGGGAGGATGGTGCCATGGGGATGGAGGTGCTGGGTGCAGGGGCAGGGCTGGCCGCCACTGAGCGATTGCCCGCAGCGGGGACAAAAAGGGCGGGGGTCCTGGCCGGTCTCCCGAAATGCCTGGCAGCTCGGGCAGATGGGGCCTCCCGCAGACGGATGGAGGATCTCCCCCGGCAGCGGAGGCATCCCGCAATAGCTGCAGGTAGCCCGCTCGCAGATCTCGCAGGTGCGGGTGGCGAACCGGGGGTCAGGGCTCTCGGTCCCCAGGACCTCCGCTCCGTCGAGGTGATCGGCACACCGCCAGGCGAAGGGGCGGTCGCCGTTGAGACCGGGGCCGACCCGGCATAAGTACATTTGACGGGATATTGTGGAATGTGGTAACATAATAGCACTCCTAAGCTGTTGGGTTTGTCTCGAGGGGCTTGCGGTTATTGCCTGACCGCAAGCCCTTTGTCTTTCTGGGAGATTAGGCTTGGCCCGTGGGCCTGACCGCGCCGCCTCCCCCTTGCTCCAAAAAACCTGGCATCGTCAAGGCCCCACCGGGTGACCAGCCCTTGGCGTGGCCCCTTTCTCCTGGTCCCGACCAGCCCGCCCACCCGGCTGGCCGTCTGACGTTCACATGGCATGGCCCTCCTCTCCTGATCCCAGCGGTTCACCAGCTCCACAGTACTGGCCTTCCGCCGGGAGATTGTCTGAAAGCCCTTGCCAAACCAACTCCTCCAGCCGCAGGAGGATCACCTCGAACTTCGATCCCCGCCGCGGCCGCTTCGATTTTCCCCAATAGCGGTGGATCACTGCGCGGAGACTATCCTCCGACCAGCCCTCCTCCCGGATGAGATCCCGGAGAGTCCTGCCGGGACCCAAGATCTTCCTCCGGGCTATTTTCCATTCGGGCAAAATCATTGCTATTCTTTCTCCTCGATCTTATAGTATTAAGACTATAGCTGTAGATTATACCAAAAGGAAAAAAGAAATCAACCCCAAAATTATCGAAAGGATGAAAATGTGGGGGTCAGAGGAGGCACTGGAAATGGAGGGAGAGAGGGTGAGGTGTGCTGTGGGCGTGCTGTCCCGCGCCGAGATCGATCACCGCTGCCGCGTGGCGGCGATCCTCAGGCACTGGCGGGAGGAGGCGGGGCTGAGCCGGGAGGAGCTAGCGGCCCGTATAAACGTGTCCGCGATAACGGTCTACCGCTATGAGGAGCGACTCCGGGGGGAGCCGATTCCCCGCCTGCCGAGGATCGACTACATGGTGCGGTGGGCGCTGGCGTGCGGCAGCGATCCCCACCGGATCCTCGACGCCGAGATATCGTTTGAGGTTTCCCGGGGTTCGGGCAGGGGCAGGGCTGCGCCATATTTGCAGCAGCATCCCGCCTTGATGTGACGAGGGGAAGCGGATGCGCGGGGAATAGTGGAGAAAGTGGTGCAGGGTGGTCAGGATTTGGGGCAAAAAAAAGAGCCCCTGCTGGCCTTCGGGCCAACAGGGGGCAAGGGGGGTTAGGTCTCTTTCAGGAAGAGCGCCCCAAATTGCTTTTCCTCTTTTGACCCCCTCTCTGGGGTTCTTGACCATGTCTCCTGTCGGATACGTAGTAAGGGGGTCCCCCCGTGTTCGCACACGGCCCGAGGGGCCAACCAGTGCGCGCGACACCGGAAGGAAGAGGGTTCCTCCTCCGGGAGCGTCTCACAGTCTCTGTACCAGTTCCTTTCGTATCCCCCCTTTTCTTTCACACAGATGGGGCAGGGCTCCTTTTCGGCTATCCACTTCGCGGATAGCCCAGATCCCCAAATGGTGTCTGATGAATAGTAATCCGCTAGTTCTCCCATTCTTCCTCCTTCTCCCTCGCTGCCACTTTGTCCTGGGGGTGGCAAATGCACCTGTGCCCTCGCGCCCACTGGCCCGGGCCTCCAAGGCGCGATGTGGACCATTCCCAGGGAAGCCCAGCTTCCCTGATTGCTTCTAGGGGAGCTAGACCGTCCTGGTTCGCAAATTGTGCGTACGAGGGATTGCTCAGTAGCTCCCTGGGGACCGCGGGAAGTAGTGGAATGGCTGATAAAAATTTCATTGAACTCCTTGATAGCCTTCATCTTCGTTCCTCCTGGGGGAGAGATGTCCCTCCCCCCTCTTGCGGATTTGCTACTTAACCCGGGTCTTTCCTCCTCGGAGCCGATCTACCAGTTCCGAGAGGATCCCGGTTTCCGCTCCGGTCGCCGAGCCTTCGGTGGCCGCATCTACCACTTGGCGCTTAGTCTCGATGAGGCTCATGATCTCCTCGTCGATGGTCGCCTGACCGAGGAGATACCAGGCCATCACTGAGTCGGTCTGCCCGATCCGGTGGCAGCGGTCCTCAGCCTGGTCATGGGCGGCCGGTGTCCACTCCAACTCGATGAAAGCCACATTGGAGGCAGCGGTGAGAGTCAGGCCCACGCCCCCGGCCTTGATGTTGCAGACGATGACCCGGCAGTTCGGGTCCGTCTGGAACCGATCCACGGCGGCCTGGCGGGCTTCCACCGGCGTCTGGCCGGTGATCGATGGCGCGTTGAAGGCCTGCGCCAGCTCCTCCACCACAACCTGGTGGTGAGCGAAAATCACGAGCTTCTCCCCGGTCTCCAGGAGGGACTCGACCCACTCCTTGACCGCCTCCATTTTGCCCCGGGCGGCCAGTTGCTTGAGAGCTTCGATGCGGACCAACTGCTCGGCCCGCGCCGCCGTCTCCTCGGCGCTCATACGATGGTCGGAGATGGCTCGCCGCTGCTCTTCGGGGAGGAGATCGGCCACGCTGGCCAGGAAAGCATCCTCTTTTGCGGCCTGCTGCCCCAGCCAGGAGACCACGTCGGCCTGCGCTCGGTCGTATTCACGCCGGTTAGTCAGTTCGACCGGGACGATCGTCCGGGTTTTCGGCGGTAGCTCGGAGAGTACCTCCTCCTTCGTCCGGCGGATGTAGCAGCTCGAGCGTAGCTTTTCGTTGAGCTCGTCCAGGTGGGCGGCTCCCGAGAAATCCCACCCGAAGCGGGTCTTTTGGGCGCAGCAGTACCGCTTCGCGAATTCCCAGAACCCGCCCATCTCCTCCAGGCGACCGATAATCTGTAGCTGGCTGAGCAGCTCCTGGGGTCGGTTGAGAACCGGGGTTCCGGTGAGGGCCAGGCGGATGGGGACCTTCTTGGCCAGGTCCTTGGCGGCCTCCGTGCGGGCGGCCTTGTAGTTCTTGCAATTGGAAACGAGAACACCGTTGGCGAAAAAGTTTTCGTTATCGGCTACGGAGAGGCAATAGACGCGAGGATCTGGGTTGCCACTTGCTCCAGGTTCTCCATAACCTCCTGATTGGAGAACCTCAACACGGACCACCCGAGAGCGGCCAAAACTTCCATTTTTCGTTTGTCCAGATATCTCCAACGGCGTGTCTGGTGAGATAGCCCGTCCACTTCGATTGCCAGTTTCCGGGCGGGATCGGCCAAATCCACCTTGTAGGCACTCGGGAGGGAAGGAAAGAGATGTTTGACTGGTGCAGTTAGAATAGGATATTCCACGGGTAGGTTCAATCTTGCGGAAAGAATCTTCTGGGGTTCGGTCAATTGACCGTTGCCCCCACGAGACAGGAATGTCTGTCCCGTTTTGGCCCGCCGCATCTTTTCCACTGTTGCGGGATTTGACATGGGGTTGTTCCGCTTCATTCTTTCCGATGAAGCCGGATCTTTTTTCCCTCGTCTCAAATTTTGAGCGCAGGCAATTGCTTTCCTGCTCTGTTCTTTCCGGTGAGGCAGGTTCATCCGCCAGGAAGCAGCACAACTCTGTCCGCAAAATCGACGTTTCACTGACAGCTTGCCTCTTGATGGAAGCTGAAACGGTTTCTTGCACCACTCGCAGGTCTTTTTGATAAGAGGCTTGCGGAATCTGGCAGAGATGGCTGCTCTGATTTCCGGCCTGCTGTTCGTATATGTCGCCGCACAGCTCCGGCTGCAAAACCTCGCAGTGTGTCTCCCCTTCGTAGGCGTTTGGAACGGCGCTTGACACAACTTGCAGATACGCGCTACTTTTGAGCGTACCCGCTTCCACGTAGTATCCGTCCTTTGTCCACACCGGATGGTCTGCTGTACAGGTAAACTCTCCTTGCTCATGCGCCACCCTCACCAAATCCGCGTAAAGGTTGAATTCAAGCCAATCTTTGATTGGTTTAAATTCTAACGCATTATTGGATAAATTACAAGACAAAACAGACACATCAAGCCGACGGGAAACAATTTCTTCTATCGGCAATGGCCCTCGATCCGTCTCTACCATCGTTCCGGCAGGGAAACAATAGTGACTCTCATCAAACACCACCGCCTTAAACCCGCACTTCTGCAGGGCCTCCAGGTTTTTCTTTAGGACATCGTAGTTTAAAATTACGATGTCCGCCTCCTCCGGGATACCGTTTTTGCCGCCATTCACCATGGCCAACCGCTTCCCCGGCAGCCACTTTTCTGCCTCCCGCTTCCAGTTGAGTTTCAGGGATGCGGGGCAGACGATGCAGGCCGGGAATGCCTGCGCGGCCTGGATGGTGGCCAGAGCCTCAACCGTTTTTCCCAGGCCCATCTCGTCGCAAATGAAGGCCCGCTTTGCCTCCACCGCGTAGGCCACCCCGGCCTTTTGGAACGGCCGCAGTGTCCCGCCCAGGCCTTCCACCTCTAGCGTGGCCTCCTTCGCCCGTGACCCTTCCAGGCGCTCGCTGTAGGCCTCCTCCAGAGATTGGACAACCTCGGGCAGGTCTTTGGCCTCAAACCCGTAGGTTTGCGCCCACTGCAGCAGCTCCCGGGCACTCTCCCGGGTCAGCTTAAGAGTCCAGGTTTTGGTTTTCGCATCGAACCGAGCCCCGGGGAGGGCCTTGACCCGGTTCACCATGGCCGGGTCATAATCGAAATGGATGGTGGCCGTCTGACCACCGGAGAGGGTGATGAACCGGGCAGGCGCGGGGGCGGGCTTGTTAGTGGCCCCCTCGATGGCGTTTATCAGTTTGTCCGCAAACTCGAACCGATGGGCCACCGCAAAGTCTAGGAGGGCCTGGGCGTTGGTGGCGTCCAGCTTGAGCCACCAGGCTTTTTTCTGTCCGTCAAACCGGGCCCCCGGGAGGGCCTTAATGAGTGTCACCAGGTTTGCATCATAAGGAGAATAGATGCGGGCGTATCCCGCATCATCGATTGTGATGAGCCGAGCGGGTTTGTCCCCCGACTCAGACTTAGGGGGCTCGGGGATCGCATCATAATCAATCCCTATCCCTGCAAGCTGCCCCCGGTATTTTCGTAACATGGCCCAGGCGGCCCGGGCCTGCCAGGGGGTCCATTGAGTCTCGGGCTGATCGGCGAGCCAGTGGCCGAACCGGGTGTCCGAACCATTGAACCCCTGGCCATCCCGAGTGACAGCTCCATCGCATCGGCCCGCGAGGACCTGAACGGCTTGATATAGTAGTGAGTTCATTTTGCCTCCTTTTGTGGGGGAGGGCAGCCCCTCCCCGTCCTTGGTTCTTACTACTTCTCCGGGGCCTTGAGCTCGCCCCGGTAGGCCCTGCTCCCGATCCCCCAGTGGCTCAGGGCCTTCTTCACGGCGTCCGTGATCGCCCCCTTCAGGGCGTCGGCGCCGTCCCCGTTGACGCTGCCCCCGACCACCGGCCCCCGGCAGAACCACTCGCCGGAGTCGAGCCGGATCGAGAGCTGCAGGAGGACCATGGCACGGTGGGCCTTTCCGCTGTCGCCCGCCTTCTCAATCTGGTGGTCGAGGATCTCGTACCGCCAGGCATCGAGCCCCAGCCCCTCGTTGACGGCATCCAGGACGTACTGGGCGCCGTAGCCGGTGAATCCCTTCTGGTCAGTCTCGACGGCAACATTGCCGAAGGAGACCAGGATCTCGTTGATCCGGGCGATGCGGACCGTCAGAGCCCGCACCGCCGCCCACTTCCGGGCGGATTCGGCGGTTGCGGCCCGGATCTCGGCGGTCTCCCGCCGGAGCCTCTCTGTCTCGGCCCGGTAGGCATCGAGCTGCTCCGGGGTCCAGGAGTAGGGGTCGGTGGCCTCCCGTTCGGCCCGGATGGCCCTCGCGACCGCCGCGTCTCGGGCCAGTTGCTCCCGGCCCGCCTCCCGCATTTGCTCCAGGGCGTCCGCCGAAGCCTCATCAGCACATTCCTGGCAGATGAGCCCGCTGCCCTCGGGGATCTGCGTGGGGATCATCTCGGAGGCGGGCAGAAGCGCCCCGCACTCCATGCAGGGGTCCAGGGGGTCGCCCGGGGTCAAGGGGATCTCCGCCTCAGTCTGGGGGGCCATGTCGGCCGCGGGATGGGGAGAGTGTGGAACCTCGATCGCTGGGGCGGTATCGCTGGCGGCCTTGGCCTTGCCCCAGCCGAGCTTGCGGGCCGCCTCCTGGTCGCCGAACATAGCGGCCGCCTCGAGGCTGATCCGGGCCTTCGGGGAGAGGCCGGGGGCCTCCGCCAGCGCGTCCTGGTCCCCGAGGGTGGGGTCTGCGCTGGTGGGTGCCTCCACACCGAACGCCCCCAGGATGGCCTCCACCATCCGCTCCCTCTCGGGCCGAGGGTCGGAGGGGATATAGGGAGTAGCCTCCGGGTAGAGGGTGGGGACCAGCCGGGGAGCCTCCGCTGGCGCTGGCGCGGGCTGAAGGCTCGCCTGGACCGCCAGGATGTGCTTGCAGGTCCAGGAGGGGTCCGTCTCCCGGTGCTGCCGCTGGTCCTGGCAGGAACAGGACCAGCCCATGGTTGCGCCCATCGTTTCATGGCGGACCTGATGGCGCAGGCCGGGGCGGCTCTCGCTGGTCACGAGCCAGGTTTCGTGGCCGTGGGGCTCTACGGCTAGAGTTTCGGCCTTGGCCGCTCGTGCGGCCCTTTCTGTTTGGGTCATCGCATTTTCTCCTTGCCCTGGAGCCTGCTGGTATGCTCCAGGGCTGATAATTGGTGTGCAGCGCTGATTGTCACCTGGCCTCCTGCCTGCCGCAAACAGGTGAGGCGGGCCTTTGGTTTTATCCTCTGCGGCCCGGGCTTGCCACCGGCCAGCCGCATTACCCGCCCCGGAGGGCGGTGGCTCTGCGATTTAACCTTGCACGGCCATACAATTTGGGCACAGGGCCGGACCGCTGGCCGGGTGTACGAGGCAATCATCTCCGCAGACCTCGCAGATCGCCTCGATCTCTTCCTCGTCCTCCTCTTCGGCTTTCATCATTTCATAGCGGTTGCGGATTTCCTGGGGGATGCCGGCCCGCTCTGGCGGCCGCTGGGCTGCCAGGCCATCCGCCAGGCTTTTTCTGCTGCCCTGTCCTGCGCTAAAAATTCCGAGATCATATTTTTTCTTGGTGCCATCTTTCTGTCCCTCCCCTTCCCCCCAGCTTTTTCGGGCCTCCCGGGTCATTCCGGGAGTGGCTTTAATGCTGGGGGGGTGCCCCAGGGGCCGAAGCCCCTTCAAGCCTGCCTTATGGATACACGGGGAGCAGTCTGTCCCCGTTTCTTCCCCGGTACTCGATCGGGCGGGCCTTGCGCCCGAATCCATTGCATCCGCATCCCCCCCCCCGAGAGTTCAGGGGGCCGCCACAATAACCACAGCGGCCCCACTTGAAGGGGCAGTCATGGTCCTTCGGGTCATCCCCGAAGGAGGAAAAAATATCCTCCCCAATGTAGCTCCCGCAGTCGATACAATAATAACTTGTCATTTTTTTCTCTCTCCTTCTTCCCCCAGCTTTTTCGGGCCTCCCGGGGTATTCCGGGAGTGGCTTTAATGCTGAGGTTACGTTGCCCCGGCCCCCCGCAGGGGGGGGGCCACAAGCCTATTGGTCATTGCGGAAGCGGCTTTAGTGCTGGGGTGATTGTCCCGGGGGCCGTAGCCCCCACAAAGCCGTTAGGAGTGACGGCCCGTCCATGGGCCATCCTCCGCCTCATCAAAAGGATCTTCGGGGAGCGGAGCTCCCCCTTTCTTGTGTGCCTTGCAGGCGGGACATCCCGCCCACACTTCCACAGCCCCTTCCAGGCCCGCCGGAGCCAGCTCCTCGGGACCTGGACCTCCAGCACCACCACCTGATCCAGGGTGACACCGTGGCGGCGCTGGACATGGGCGATGGCCCAGTGGGTTTTGGAGGCCACATGCAACCACACCGCGGCCTCTTTCCCCGTACTCTTGCTCGTCAGCAGCCCCTCGGCCAGGATGCCGGGGAGGTTGGTGGCGGTCGTGGTATGATGGTACATGGTGAACTTCCTTTCGTAGGGGGAGTTTTTGGTTGAGCCCTCCCTAAGTTGCCGCTTGGGGAGGGCTTTTTTATGGCATTTCGACCTTCGAGGTCTCCTTCGGCAAGGGTCCTACCCTACAGATGCCACCAACCTTCTGCTGCGAGTTTTCGGTCTCGCCTCCTACCGGCGGGCCTTTTTGCCCGACCCCGGGGACCGCACCATTCTCGGGTCTTGGTCACTTCGCACCTGCTCCGGGCTAGTGCTGGTTCGCCCGCCCCCGTGGGGGACTCAGATCCGCCTGTCAACCCCCAGGGGGTAGAGGCCCTGCCTTCGCGTGCCCCCTGGGGTCCTGCCGCCTACGCCCATATATAGGTGCAACCTCCGGGCCAAAATATACAGATTTCATAATTTGTGACAAATTTATTTTCTCCAATGTTTTCAAAGGCTTGGCACGTCCTGCCCATTCCCCTAGCCCACATGCCCCTAAAATATGCGGATATTTTTCTTTCTGATTATCATTTTGGTAGATGGATTGGCACGAATTTTTCAGATCTCCGTAAATGTTTATCAAATAAGGCCTTATCTGATTATCAAAATGGGAAGAAAATTGATGGAAATGGGCTGATTTTTTCATTTTGGCAAGGAGGGGAAGGGGGAAACCCTCTTCGCCCTCCGCCTATTTGGGGTAGATCTCTCGCGTCCGGGGCCGCCCGTTCCGCGTCTTGGGGCGGTCCCAGTAGGGATTGCGGCACTGGGGGCAAGTCGTAGGCCGCGCGAGCCGACTCCTCCATTCGTGGCCGCACCGCAGACACCGGTGGCGGCGCCTCACCCCTTCCGCCAGATCCGCCACGCAGTCGGGGCAGAGGATCACCACGCGCCCCTGGTCGGTCTCCATGCCGCAGCAGTTGCAGGTTTCCGTCATCGCCGATCACCTCCTCTCCGCTGATTCAGATGCAATTCCTATTCCGCAAGTCGGGAGGGTTCCGCGCCCGAGGGTTGCCGAACGGATATAAATCTGCTATGATTTTCTCAAAATGGAGGAAAATAATGACCAATGACAAGCAGCCCTGGCGAAGAGCCCCCGGACCAGCTTCTCGCCAATATAGCATTCATAGAATGGATATGCTATAATCTGTTCTATGGAAAAGCGATTTTGTCATTATTGCAAACAAGAGAAATCAGTTGATTTATTTGTAAGCAATCGAAAGTGTTGGGATTGTGCTCAATGGCGTACATGTTATACTTGTGGCCAGCGTAAGCATATCAAAGAATTTCCACAAGAAACGAGTAAGGGCTGCTCAGAATGTCGGCGATCAGGATTAGCTAAACAGAAGAAAGCAGAGCGAGAAGCAAAGCGATATAGAGAGAATACCAAGGATATTTTGGCACGAAATGAGGCATGGAGAAAAGCTAATATATCACGATGGGAGAGCAAACAAAGAGAATATAGAAATCGCAAACGCATGGAGCAACGAAATCAAGTATTAGTCCATTATGGTGGGAAATGTGCATGTTGCGGAGAATCAGAGCCACTTTTTTTAACTATTGATCATATAGATGGAAATGGTGCCCAACATCGCAGAATGATAGGGAAGACCGATATGTGGAAATGGTTGTGTCAACAAAATTTCCCTGGTGGTTATCGACTGCTATGTTTCAATTGCAATGCAGGTCGTTATCGTAATGGTGGACGATGCCCCCATGAAGATTCCAAATTAAATGAATTGGCAGAATAGAATTGTAGGTTATTCAGAAGAATCTCCAGACCAGCTCTTGGCATCCCCTTGGAATTGGAGGATACATCCAAAAATACAGCAGGACGCATTGAGTGCCATTCTTGAGGATGTCGGCATAGTTCAAAACATTGTCTGCAACCGCACTACGGGTCATGTCGTGGACGGCCATCTGCGAGTAATGTTGGCTCTGCGGAACAATCAGCCGCTTGTGCCCGTAACCTGGATTGAGGTATCTGAAGCCGAAGAGAAACTTATAATATCTTCCCTCGACCCCCTGGCGGCCATGGCTGCTGCTGACAAGGAGCGCCTGGATGCGTTGCTGCGGGAGATCCCGCCGGTGGACGCGCGGCTTCAGGAGATGCTGGCGGAATTGGCAAAGAAAGAGGGCCTTTATTTGGATGAGTCGGACGGTACCGATACCATGGCTGCCGTTATCCCACAACAATATATCATCATGATTGAATGCGCCGGCGAGGCGGAGCAATCTACTCTTCTGGAACGGCTCTTGTCCGAGGGGATCCAATGCAAAGCGTTGATATCATAAGAAGCTCCTCAATTCAACGGACTCCGCAGGTCGCCCAAGTTGAGGGCATCTTCGATATTCCTCCCTCGGCTCGCTCGGAGGAGCGATGGACGGTCAATCTGGATCTGCCCGAAAAATGGAACGTGGGCGCGATCGTGGGACCATCCGGGAGCGGAAAAACGACGATTGCTCGCGAACTCTTCGGGGTCAATCTTATCTCCGGCTGGTCCTGGCCGGAGGATAAGAGCATCTTGGACGGCTTTCCCTCGGCAATGAGCATCAGAGAGATCGTAGACCTCCTCTCTTCCGTGGGATTCTCCTCTCCCCCCTCCTGGGTCCGCCCCTTCCGTGTGCTCTCCAACGGCGAGCAGTTCCGTGTAAACCTTGCTCGCACCTTGGCCGAGATGCCCGCCCTTGCCGTGATTGATGAATTTACCAGTGTCGTGGATCGTACAGTGGCGCAGATTGGGAGTGCGGCGCTGGCCAAGACAGTCCGCCGAAGGGGCCAACGTTTCATTGCTATCACTTGTCACTATGACGTGATTAGTTGGCTGGAACCCGAATGGGTTTATCAGCCGCATGTGAATCAACTTGATCGGGGGCGTCTTTGGTGCAGACCGAAAATCACATTGGAGATTCGCCGGGTGCATCGTAGTGCTTGGGGAATGTTCCGCAAGCATCACTATTTAGATACCAAACTTCATCCGGCCGCCGTTTGCTTCGTGGCTTTCTGGGAGGGTGTCCCGGTGGCGTTTGCTTCTGTTTTGCATTTTCCCCATCCCAAAGCTCCCAACGTGAAGCGGGAGCATCGAACGGTCTGCTTGCCGGACTTTCAGGGTGTGGGAATCGGCAATGCTGTGAGCGACTTGGTTGGTTCACTCTGCCGTGGACTTGGTTGCCGCTATGTCTCGATCACTTCTCATCCAGCCATGATCCAGACTCGCAATCGTTCTCAGAACTGGCGGATGTATTCGAGACCAACTCATCAAGGCAAGACGCTCCCCAATGCCCCAAGAGGATTCGCAGTTTCGATGAAGAATGGCGGAAGCAGTGGTTGTAGCAAAGGTCACTCCATGCGTCTGCGAGCAAGCTTTGAATATGTGGGTCCCGCGATGGATCAAGTTTTGGCGAGAGCGCTATGGAGCGGTGCTGAGATTCCGACTGCAGCACTCCAAGCACCTTCCTAACAGGGACTTTCCATGAAACAACGCGGTGGCCCGCCCAAAATTCAAAGCAAATCCGAAAAAGAAGAGCGCCTAGCTCTGGTCTGGCGGCTCTGGAACCGGGGCCGGACGCAGTTCGAGATCGCCAAAGAGGTCGGTATCAGCGATCGTCAGGTTAGATATGACCTGAAAACTTTGGAGATTCGCTGGCGCCAGGAATCCAGCGCCGGCATCGCCGCCCACAAAGAGCGCCAGCTCGCCCGCAACGAGGAGATCTTCCGTGAGAACTGGTCCGCGTGGCTCCGCAGCCTGGAGGAGAAGCTCACCACCGCGACCGAGCAGAGCGACGACTCCGGCGGCAAGGGCCACAAGAAGGCCAGTCTCAAGCGCGAGCAGAAGGAGGGCAATCCTGCCTTCCTCGCAGGGGCCGCCGCTGCCATAGAGCGCCACTGCAAGATCCTGGGCATCCCCATGACCACCTTGAGCCTCGCCAACCTCCCTACGGAGGAGCTGATTCGCCTTGCGCAGACCGTCTTTGGCGCCGTCCCCGGAGCTGAATCAGGCACTCCAGGCCAACTTGCCCTGCCGGAGGAGGATTGAAATGTCCTGGAATTATCGCGTGATCAGGCAGGATGAGGGTGGAGGTGAGTATAATTATGAGATTCATGAGGTCTACTATAATGATGACGGCTCTATCTGGGCCATCGCGGAATCGGCTTCATATCCCGGCGGAGATAGCGTGGAGGAGTTGCAGAAGGATTACGAGATGATGCGAGAAGCCTTCAATCTCCCGGCTCTTGATGCCAACATGGAGCTGGCTGAGCCGATGGGGCCTCCACTGAGGCCAGATCCTTATGTCAGCAGCGATCCACTTAGAGTCAAGGATTAGCCCCATCCATGCGCATGCCGACCTTGACCCCAGACCTGATCCAGAACCTGCGCCAGGCCCTGCCCCGAGAGATCGAGGCCGAGCTCGCCAGGCGTGGCCTCTCCATCCCCCAGGCCCTGGCCCACCGGGAGGGCCCTGCGCGATCGGCCTTCGCTCAGTCCCTCCTCCAATTCCGCGCAGGCGAGATCTACCCCGACGAGATGCTCAGGCGTTGCGAGGAGCAGCTTGGCCTCAAACTCCCCACCGAGCCCGTTTGCAGCAACCACCAGGCGCCGGGGCAGTATTTTCTAGACTCCATTTCCAGCAGGGACGGCGGCCAGCCCATTGTCTGTGCCTGCAGGAGCGGGGGCAAGACCGAGCTCACGGCGTTGATCGCCCTCATCGAATCCGTGGCCTATAGTGACTGTGGCACGCGGATACTGGGTGGCAGCGAGACTCAGAGTCTGGGGCTCTATGAGCATCTCACGGAGTTCATCAAGCATGGTGACCTCTATGATTTGCTCGACGGCGAGCCGCTGACGACGCGGGTGAAATTCAAAAACGGTAGCCGTGCACGCATCCTAGCCGCAAGCCAAAGAAGTGTCCGCGGCCCCCATGTGCCGCGCTTGATCCTGGACGAAGTTGATGAGATTGAGCCCGAGATCTACCGGGCGGCGTTGCCGATCCTGACATCCACATCTGACATCCCGGGCACGCTAAGAATCCTCTCGACCATGAACCGGCCCGATGGCCTGATGGGCCAGATCATGGAGGAGGGCGTTGACGCCGGCCGACAGTTCTATACCTGGTGCGTTTTCGATGTCATGGAGCGATGCGAGGGTCGGGACTGCAGCAAGTGCGTGCTCTGGGAGGACTGCCAGGGCAAGGCCCAGCGGGCCAACGGCTATTACAAGGTCGATGACGCCGTCAAACTCCGCACCGCTCCCGGCTTCTGCCGCGAAGACTGGGAAAGCCAGATGCTGTGTTTGAAACCCGGACACAAGAGCTTGATCTGGTCCGGCTATAACGAGCAATTTCACCTATATACCCCCCCTGCAGACTTCGACTTTCGAGAGTTCCGCAAGACCCTGCGTCGGGTTCTGGCTGGGGTGGACTGGGGCTATGAGAACCCTGCCACCATTATTGTTGTAGGCGAGGACAGCAGGGGCAGATTGTGGGCAATAGAAGAATTCTATAAAGCACATATTTTGGATGAAGATCTGGGGGAGGAAGCCAAGCTCCTGCACGATAAGTGGGGCATAGAGATGTTTTATTGTGACCCCGAGGATGCGGGCGCGATCGCAAAATGGCGACGCCCCCCCCTGAGCCTCCCTGTGCGCAGGGCGAAAAATGCCGTGGAGAAGGGAATCTCCGCCGTGGCCTCCCGCTTCCAGTTGCTGCCGCCCCACAACCTGCCCAGGATCTACATCTTCAACTCCTTGACCAATTTACGCCGGGAGATCAAAGGCTATCGGCGGCGGGGCGACGGTGTGCGCAGTTCCAGTCTACGGGGGGATAAGGCCAAGGAGGACATCATCAAGAAAAATGATCATGGTTGCGACGCCTTCAGGTATGTTATAATGGCGTTTGATCGGCCGGGATATGCGGGGGGGTATTGATGAAAGAGAATAATGAAATTATGCAGGATATTGTGAATGATCCCACCAGAAGAATAGCATTTCGAGACATGATGGCCAGAGCCCTTTATGCTGAGTATTGCAAAAGTGAAAGTCTTTATATCAGGGACGATATAAGCATTAGAACTGCCTGGGCGGCAGATGGACGAAACCGTAAAATGTGGACAGAACGGGCAGAGAGAGTATTGATAGAATTAGTGCAGGCATGTTATAATGGCGTTTGATAAGCCAGGATATGCGGGGGGATGGCGTATGTATTATGGTGGTGACGCATGATTACAAGACACCCTACGAACAAAATGATTGAAGTAGACCAAGAAAAGCTATTGCTGGCAGATTGGATCTGGCAAAGTCATAGTTGGGTCGAATTGAGTCCGGGATATGCAGAGTGCAAGTGGTGTGAGAAGAAGCATAGCTTCAATTGGTGCATAACTGCAGAAGATGATCTGTGTCCGGAAAATCCAGCGGTGAAGAGACTTAACAGGACGGTTCCCCTTAACTGACCGATTTTTTCGCCAGCATCGCCGAGAAGGTCGTCCGTGGCGGCCTGACCGAGCTCGCCCAAAAAGATGACGTTCTGCGTTTGCAGCAGATCACCAAAGCCTGGGACTTCTATCGCGGCGACCAGATCCAGTACCTGGAGCAGGAGGACCGGGCCTTCGTCCTGCGCCATCCCGAGATCCGCAAAGAGGAAGGCGACGCCATCCTCTCCCGCCTCAGAGTCCACCTCAACTATACCAAGCTCATAATCAATCGATACCTCAACGGCGTCTACGGCCTTGAGACCCTGCGCAAAGTCGCCGACGAATCCAATCATATCCTGCTGGAGCAGATCTGGAAGCGCAACCGCATGCGCGGGTTTATGACCGGAGTTCAGCGTGTGTCCGAGATCGAAGGCACCTGTGCCGTAATCCCTCGCTGGAAGGAAAAACTCAAGGCCATCAAATATGAGAAGTACGGCGCTCAGCACATCATCCCCATCTCCCAGCCCGACGACCCCACGAGCCTCCACGCCCTAATCCTATCCTGGCCGGCCGAGAATAAGTGGGGCCTAATCCCGGATGTGATCTCCGATACCCTGCCCGGGAGTGGGGGCGTCTGGAAATATGCCTGGAACGCTGTGACCGGCCGCACCGCCGACCTCCGTGGCGTGCAGAAATACACCGAGATCTGGACCGAGGAGTGGGTCGAGGCCTACCTGGGCAAGAAGCTCCTGACCTCCATCCCCAACCCCTACGGCGTCATCCCCTTCGCCGTCTTCCGGGCCGAGGAGGATGATGGCACCTTCTACGGCCAGACCAACATCCACGACGTCGTCGCCGTCAACCACATCATCAACCGCATGGTCAGCGACCTCGAAGAGATCATCCGCGTCCACGGTTTCAGTTTACTTTTTGTCAAGGGGGACATGGTGGACACGCTGATCATGCGGCCGACATCGTTCCTGAAGATGGAAGCGGATAAGGAAAGCAACTCCGATGCCAAATACTTGACCCCCAATTCCCCTATCGGCGAGATCCAGGAATTCGTGCAGTGGCTCGTGGCCCGCATGGCCGATGTTTCCCAGGTCCCCCAGGCCGCTATTGCCAGCAGCGACTTCCCGGAGTCCGGGTTCGCGCTGACCATCCGCTGGCTGCCCTACACGCAGGCGCTGGCCCAGAAGCGACTGCTTTACAAGGACGCCGAGGATGACCTGGCCATCAAGACGCTGTTGGTACAGCGGGCACATACCGGCCAGGGCGACCCCGACAACTGCGACCTGAGCCTGGAGTTCAAGGACCGCGATTTCTTGCCGAAACCGGAGGCCGAGGAGCGCGCCAGGAATGAATTCGCCCTGCTCCATAACGTCATTACGCCGATCGATCTCCTGCGAGAGCGATTCCCCGACCTGGACGAGGAGCAGTTGGAGGAGAGGTTCTGGCGCAATGTGGCCTTCAACCGGCAACTGCAGGAGCGGGGGATAGAGAGCGATGAGGCCTTGGCGGCAGCGGGGGCTCGCAAAATGAAAGCGCGGGCGGAGGCCGAGGCTCAGGAGCTGGAGACGGAGGAGGAGTAAGTTGGCCCTGCCGCTCTCGACCATCCTCGTCACCCTGACCCGGATCTCGGATGAGTACCGCATGCAACTCGACGACATCGAGGACGGAGCCGAAAGGGATCTCATCCGGATCCTGCTCGACGCCGAGGGCAAGACTGTACGGGTTATCGAGAAGCAGTTGCGCCGGGGCGAGTTGACCCTGGAGCAGTCGGTCCGCATGGTCTCCGAGATTCAGCGCGTGCTGCGGCGCGACATGGTGGGCCGGGGTCTGTCTTGGGTGGACGACAACTTCAGCCTGGCCTACCGCAACGGGACCGCGATGGTGCGGGACAGCTACCTGGCGGGGGAGGAGCTTGGCGTCGGGGCCAAGGGGCTGCGGCTGATCGATTCGGACCCCGTGCGGGCGGCCTTTATCAACTTCACCGAAGCCGACGAGGTCGCCTTCGTCTCGGGCTCGGAAAAGGGGTATACCCTGATCCGGCAGATCGAGAGCGATACCGTGACCCACCTGCGTGAGGTCTTCACGCGCCACGTTGCCCTGGGGAGCGACACCAACACCATCGCCGAGGCCATCTTGGAGGGCGGAAAGCTCAAGCCCATCGGACGATTCAGCGCCGAAACCCGGGCTAAGATGATCGCCCGCACCGAGCTGGCCCGAATCGCCGAGCTGGCCGAGGAAGTCAAAGCCCGCGAGGTGGGCATCGAGCACTTCCGCTGGCATGCCACGTTCGATCACCGCACGGCCAGGGACTCGGTGATCCGCCACGGCAAGGTCAAGACCCGCCAGGAGTGGGAGCGATACTCCCCCGACCGCCACCGCGGCACTCCGCCCCTGAGGCCCAGGGATCGCTGCATGTTGATCCCCATGCGGCGCAAGTGGATTAGGGATGATGCGGGCCGAGACGATTTCGACCGCGCTGTAAGTGAGGGCCTGCGACTGTTGGTCCATCCCGATGAGCGCCGATTCATCTCCGAGATGGCCGCCGCAAGCAAGGGTGGGGCCAAGATCTCGCTCGATTTTTTGAACTGAAAAACATTTTGTTGCCAAACGGCATAATTTTTGGTAATTTTATGCCAGTGGATTCATTGTATTCCAATGAAAGGAGTTCTTAACTTTGGAAGGAGAACCCAGTGTAATCCCTGCAACCGATCCTGGCAAAGCGCCCGGTGCTACTTCTCCTCCCCCAGCGGAGTTACTCTCCAATCCCCATGTCCAGCAGCTGCTCCGCAGCCACGCCGAAGCCCTGGGGTCCAAGGAGGCCGCCATCCTGGCGGGACAACGGGAGATCGAAGCCATCAAGGGTCAGCTCACGCCCCTGCAGCAGAGGATCGCCGAGCTTGACGCCGCCGAGAAGCGGGCCAAGGAAGCCGGGATGAGCGAGATCGAGAAGCTAACCACACATCTCACGGAGGCCGAGTCCAAGCGGATGGAGCACGAGACCGCCCTCAAGGCCGAACGCGAGAGTCGGGCGGCCCTGGAGGCCAGCATCACAGCGGAGCGGGAGCGCGGCCGCAATGAGCGCGATTTCTTCTCCCTGTTGGCAATCCAAGCCGTCTCCCCCAATGCCTATGAGTTGCGCGGGCTGCTAGATGACGTGGCGGGTCTCAAGTACACCGGGGAGGAGGAGCGCACGCAGAAGATTCAGGCTGTCATCACCAACTTCGTAGAGGCCACGGGCCGCAAGAAGGCCGCAGATCAGGGAGTGGAACAGGGGCCGCAGCAGCCAGCGGCAGGGGGGGCCCAAAAAATCGCGGTTCTGCCCACGCCTCCTGGTGGCCAGCCGCCCCAGGGGGCGGCTCTGATCCCGGATACCTATACCGAGGAGCAGATGATGGCGCTGGCCCGTAGTAAGGACCCACGGGACCGGGAACTCTATGCCAAGATCCGGGACCAGCGCATCGCCATCAATCAGGCCAAGGGGGTCGGACCCTTGAGGATGAAACTGGCGTAGAGGATTCGGGGCGGCACTCTGGGGCTCGCAAGGGGAGCCCATTGGCCGCCTTAAACCACATCATCAGAGGAGGTACCCCCTTGATTGCCTAACCAATACATGGAAGTCGCAACCGGAACCTTAGGCGGGTTTATGGTCCTGGACTATACTTTCGGCATTGATTTGCTCCTGGATGCCGAGCCCAGGATGAGGTTTGCTCAATATGTTACGCGCGTCGACAGGCCGGGCGCGAAAGCTGGAGAATCCATTACTGTCCCGACCATTGGGACGATGGACCTCAGCGGTACCACGGCTCTAACCGAAGGCACGGCCATCACGGTCTCCAGGCTGACGCTGGGCAGCGCCAACGTCAGCATTTCCGAGTACGCGCGGTCTCTAGGCTGGACGGGCAAGTTAGACGCCATGAGCTGGTTTGCTTTGGACCCGCAGCTCAAGCGCAAATTGCTCGATTCCTACGCCAAGACCATCGACGCCCTGGCCAGGGCCGCCTACTTCGGCGCGGCTACGACCGGCACCTACGTCACCGTAGCCCTAGGCCCGACGACAGCGCCGGGCACGGTCTACAGCAGCGGCACGGGTACCGGGACCGCCACCGATGAGTTGACGTACAACTGCATCGAGCATGCCGTAGACCAGCTCAGGGGCCGCGATGTGCCGCCCTTCGAGGATGAGGGTGGAGAATACTATGTCGGGATCTTCACCCCGGCAGCATTGCGGGGTCTGAAACATGACCCCAATTACCAAAACGCCCATTTGTACTCGGGCGCCAGGGCGCTGCTGCGGGGCGAAGACGGGGAGCTCGAAGGGGTGCGGTTCCTGACGACTACCAACATCCCCGCATATGCTCCCGCCGGAGGGGCTACGACATATCCGCATGGGGTCATCTTTGGGATGGACGCCGTAGGTCGGGCGGTGGCGATGGAGATGGAGCTCCGGGTCGAGCTCGACAAGGACACGGACTTCGGCCGGCAAAAGGCCATCGCTTGGGTGTCCCTGGAGGGTTTCGGGCCCCTGATGACGGCACACGTCCAGGAAGTCCAGTGTCTCGCCGGCAAGTACACGGTACAATAACCCCCTCTGACGGGGTCTAAAGATTGACGGCCAAAGGGGAGGGGTGATCAGCTCCCTCCCCAAATCCAGAAGGGGGTTACGAGTGGTTGGCCAGGAAGAAATTTACGGCGGGGGGGAAGATCCCCGACAAGTATATGGAGAAGGACCAGGATGGTACTACCTCCGGCCAGCAGGTTATCACCAAGGCCGGGACTACGGCGTTGGCGCTTTCGGGCTCGGACGCGGATCTGGTGCTCTCCGGCACCATGGCCCAGATTATCTTCAGCGGGACCAGCGGGACCTTGAACATGTCCGGTCCCACCCCGGCCATCGTGGGGGCCATCCAGCACCGCAACACCAAGGCCGGGACGGTGGCGATCGATCTCTCGGGCTCGGATGCCGATATTCAGCTCACGGGCACCAATTCCCAGATCATCCTGTCCGGCAACGCCAGCAAGATCACATTTTCCGGCACCAGCCAGGTTCTGGATATGGCGGGCGAGACGCCAGCAATCACCGGCGCCATCCAGTTGCGAGTGAGCAAGGCTGGCACCGTGGCCGTCGATCTCTCAGGGTCGGATTCGGACATCCAGCTCACGGGGTCAAACGCTCAGATCATCATGAGCGGCGATACCCCAACGCTGAATATGAGCGGGGCCGGGGGGCTGCTCACGGGCACCATGCAGGTCGTGACCAATCGCGCTGGTACCGTGGCCATCAACGTGCCGGGATCAGACGCCGATATTCAGCTCACGGGTACCAATTCCCAGATTATCTTGAGCGGCAATGCCAGCAAGATCACTATGAGCGGGACCAATCAGGTCCTGGATATGACGGGCGAGGCACCATCGATCGCTGGGGCGATCCTGCTCAACACCAGCAAGGCCGGGACAACCGCGGTGCTGCTCTCTGGAAGTGACGCGGATCTGGAAATCACCGGCACCAATGCCCAGATTCTCATGAGCGGCAATGCTTCAGGGATTCGATTAACGGGAACGAGCTCCAAATGGTACATGACCAATGATGTAGGCCAGGTGGGCACCATCGACTTTACCGGCAGCTCGATCCGGCTTTACTTCGGCGGTGGAACAGGGACCTTCGTATAAATGGCGGTAGATGATCAATTTATTAAAGATGTTTTGGCCGGTGTCTCGGCTACCGAGCTTTGCTCCAAACACGGGCTCTCTCATGCCGCAGTAGCGGCCAGGATCCGCTGGGCCCGGGAGCACGGCAAACTCGGCGATGATATCAGGAAAGCCCCCCCGGGATCCGATTCCGCTCCGGATGCCCAGGGCACGCTTTCCGCCCAGGGGGCAGGGGATCCTCTCACTCCTGCTCCCGCCCCCACTCCCACGGGCCGCCATGCAAAGACCCGCGCGGAGATCCTGGCGCTGATCAACAGCCAGCGCGGGCGCAGCGTCGAGCGGCGCCTAGCGGTTTTGGTTAGGACCCAGATCGCAGCCCATGAGGCCGCACATGGGCCAAATGCCGCCTATCGGCTGGGGCGGTTTCAATGGGCCAGGACCGAGCGGCTGCGGATGCTGGGCCTGACCATGACCGACATCCGCCGACTGCGGGGCATCCTCCCCGACCCGGCCCCAACCACAGAGGAGGCCGCCGGCGATGGCCAATAG